TAACACCCCCTGCGACAAATTGTTCGCACCCTGTACCGGTCTGTAACATTGGTCATTCGCCAATCCATTCGCCATTCGCCAATCCATTCGCCAAATCGCGCCCATTCGCCAAAGGCCGGGAGCAACAAGTCTGGCGAATTCTAAGCCTTTGACCGTGTTATCGTAATACCGCGTTAACCATTGATTCGCCAAGGGTGAAACAGGACACCCCCCCTATACGGCCCGGGACATATACATAGTATAATTTTGGTAACTATGTCATTGAATAGACACAACAAATACGTAAGTATGTATATATACTTTTCTTATGAAGGTAATTTATTATTATTAGGCTGGTGAATATGGCGATTCAATAGTTAACGCCTGCGGCGCACCTCTGCCGGTATTACGGTATCGCGCCAATCCGACGATCCGGCACAGGGTCCTTGACGTTCTATTAACCCCATGATATGAATTATACGTTGGTACTTATGCCAGCGTGATAAAGGACAACCGACATGAATATCCCCCAGGAACTAAATCAGAAACTAAAAGACTATTGGGACTCATTGCCGCAAGGCGACGGCAAACAGCTGCTCAAAAACTATGGCCTGTTCCGCGACTTCAAGGAAAAACTGTTAGAACCGTGGATTGAGGCGGAAGTTGCCAAAGTAGTTGTATATGAGGGCCCGACGCCTATACCGCGAGATATTCGGGAGGCGGCGAACCGGCTCTATGCCAAGGTATTCAAGGAACACTCAGACGATATAGAAGCCGAGATAGCCGCTACCATCGCCATGAAGCGACTATTTAACGCTCGTATGGCCTCTACGCAGGCAAAAGAAGCAAGGGCAGAAAGCGCCGCCGCCTTTCGCGCTCATGCTATGACCATAGCGGCACCCGCGGCGAAAGATAAGGTTGCCGACGCCGCGCGCCTAAAAGTAATCGAAGAACGGCGCCTCAAAGGCATTTCGCAAACCGACCTAGCCTTAGGGATAGGTGTCACGGTAGGAATGGTTTCGCATTGGGAGACCGGTCACCGCGCGATCCCAATAGAGCGGATAGAGCAAATCGCCGCGCTATTCCAAAAGCCTGTGGCTTATTTTACCGGTACCACGGTGTAACCTAATCGGGGACAATAATGTCCCTGATTACAACCTTATTGTTTAGCGCCTTTTAACCCTCCCAACGTTTAATCCTGGACACATAAACCCGGCAAGAGTAGAGAAAAGCCACGGCCGGGCAATCCCTGCCCGCCAATAGGAGCACAAAATGGCCCAAAAATTCATTCCCTCGGCCCACTGGTATGAGCCACAACAAGGGTTTGAAGTGCGCCTGACCGCGTTAGACCTTGCCACTGATCAGGACCGCGTTATTCGTGATCTCATATGGTTTGTCCTTCGCGTTTGAATTGGCGACGGTGCGCCCTACATGGGCGCACTATCGGCAATCATGCCACCGACTAGGAGACTAAAATGGCACATGAACTCTCGGCCGTTTCCACTGGCAGTGGAGCGACTATCGTCTGCATCGGCGATGCATGGCATGGCCTCCAGAATCCTTTCACGGGCGATGAAAAGCAGGATCTGGCGCAAGCCGGTCTCGACTTCGAATGCATCAAGCTTCCCATCTATGCCTTGCGCCCGGGCGCGGAAGTCGGCAAAATCGCCATCGCGGCCGATGATCTGATCCGCGTTGAAGGCCGCTGGTCAAACGCCCGGTCCGATACGCTCGCCTCCCTTGGGATCGCGGCGGACGGTTACAAGGTGCATCAGCCGAGCGACCTGCATGCGATGATCAAAAAGTACTTTGCCAGCCTTGAATTGTCGTCGATGGGCAGTTTGAAGGGTGGCAAGGAGATCTGGGTCGCTGCGCGATACCCCGACGCCACGGTCGGAGGCATGAAACATCATCAATATGCCCTCCTCACAACGTCGTTTGACACGACCCAAGCTAGCCGCTTGCAGCCGACCAGCACAAACGTTGTCTGCAACAATACCATGCGCGCCGCATGGGCCGGCGCGGACTGCATGGTCAAGTGGAACCATAGCCAAGCTTGGAACCCCGATCAGGTCGCGGCTGAATTGGCTCGCGTCCTTGAAGGCCATGCCAAGTACAAGGTAATTGGCGATGCGCTGGCGTCGGTGCAGGTCAATGATCTGCAAGTCCGAGACTTGTTCAAAGCGCTTGTCGGCATTGATCCGGCCGCTAAAAAAGAGGATATTGCGACTAGAACCCTCAATAACTATTCGCAATTGTGGCAAGACTTCTTCACCTCCGCTCATGAGCGAAATGGCGACCAATCGGCATTCACTGCCCTTAATGCGGTGACACGGTATGTCGATCATAGCAAGACAGTACGCAATGGCGACCGTATGTCGTCTGCAACGTTCGGCGCGGGAGACCGGTTCAAGGGCGAGGCAATGGCGTTGCTTATGCCTTTGATTGCCGATAGGGTAGCAGCGTAACAGGGCGAAATGCTAGGGTTAGGTCACCCTAGCATCGGCCGGTCAAGCCGGTCCTGATGAGCCCAATAGGAACGCCATGAAAACTAAACCCCGCCTGCAAATCGGTATGAACGAAATACCATTCGCACCGATCCTCGCCGATACTATCCCGCCAGTGGAGCCGCCCCCTGCCCCGTTGCCGGTTAAGCGCCCGGCTGAATGCCGTTGCGTGGCGTGGCGCCACGATGGTGGTATGGACAATACCAAGCATGAGACAATCGAACGCGCCACGGCATTCGCCACGACCTTGCATTGGACAACCTACTATAAATTTGCCCTGCAATGCGGCCGCGATATGATCACAGTACAGCCGATAACCGCGCCGCCTTATGCCAATTGGTTCGCCTAAGGCATTGCAGTTTAGTGCGGGGTTTATAAAGCCCCGCACTATGCGGCAATACCGCCGAGTAGGAGTTAAGACAATGACCGATCAAGACCTTGAGATGGTGAAAACGCGACGTGAATTGTTCGCTCGCGCGGAAACCAAAACTCGATTTGGCCAGCGCGGCGAGGCATTCGATGATGTTAGCTCGGCGATTGCCAGCTATCGTCATGTTTGCCTGTGTGGCCATGAGACCGCTTGGCGCGGCGACCTGGTAGGACATATCATTGCGGCCGGCGCCGAGCATGGCATTGACGTGCAAGCTAACCGCGCCGCGCTACAAGTGATTTACGGCAACAAGTGGAGCAAGTAGCCATGACACGGTATGCTCAATTCACTGAATGGATGATACGCCACTATGTACTGACATATTGGCTGGCGCGTTCCGGCTTGCTTGTGCCGCTCGCTAAGATGATAGGAGGATAGAAACCATGCCCGACGATCCCGTGACAATGAAAGCTTTTAAGCTTGTCGCCACGGCGCGCGCCGTGCTAAGGTCCCCTGAGAACGTAAAGCCAATGAAGTTAGTGGCGCTGGCAATGGAGGAGATAAAGACACACAATGGCGTACCACAACGTTAGTCCCCGTCAGAGCCCGTGGCCTCCATTCCGCTCGCCACTGACAGCACACGATTTATCTGTCATAAAAGACTTGCAAGCCGGCAAGGTGACACTGGCCAAGGCCAAAACAGCGGCCAGGATAGCCAAGGGCAAGTTGCCTAAGTGGCATCCGGGAGCACGGTGGAACACTAACAGAGCAAGATGGGAGTAATGCTATGAACTCAGCCGCAATACGGCGCGCATCCAATATGTTACTGGCGCGCCTCCGCGCCGCATGGGCCGGCGAGCCTATGCCGATTGATACGTACCAGCGCGACCTTAAGCGCGTATATCGCCGCAAGTATTTGGCCACGCCCAAAGGTAAAGCAACCAGCCATATGCGATGGGTTAGGTACAAAGCGAGGAGGGTAGCATGAGCGCGATCTTATGGCTTGGAGGCGCCCTCTATTTGCTCGCCGTTCACTTTACCGTTGGAAAACGGTATGACGCTGATTTTATTTCGTGGCAGGAACAACTCAAACGTGTTACATACCGTAGCGTGTTTTCAGTAAACGCTGAAACAAGCGGAAGGAAAAAACAAGAGGGTGAAACATGAGCAACTATGTTCGCCCACTATTGGATCGGTTTATTGCTTCAACACAAACGGGAAAAGGATCATATTCATGGCGTGGAAATGGGCATGCGGCAAAGAGCAAGCAACTAACGCTTTGCGTTTTGCTACTAAGGAAGAGTGTGAAGCGTATGGCGATAATCTACGCATGCGATGGTTCGGCATGCCGGAACCGGCGGAAGCAATTGAATGCGAGGACGCGATTACGGAAAATAACGAGCAACATTTTCGCCCCGCCGGCCATCGCGTAAACATCGCTACTGCTATTTTGGGAACAATAAAATGAACCTTCGCGAGGCTAAAGAGCTCACGGGCGGTGGTCTCGGGCACCCGAGCAAGATGCCAGGGACGTCCTACGGCATATCGGCGCACGCTTGCATTACGGGAAGCAAGCTAGCTAGCGTGCAGGGCAGTGTTTGTCATGGTTGTTATGCTCTACGCAACAATTACAACTATTCGAGCGTGAAGACGGCGCATGCTCGCCGCTTGGCATCGATTGCCGGCGCTAATTGGACCGTGGCAATGGTGACGTTGCTGTTGCATAGCGGTGAGCGTTGGCATAGGTGGCACGATAGTGGCGATCTGCAATCAACCGAACACTTGACGAAGATTTGCGCCGTCGCGGCGTTGACGCCTAAGATTAGGCATTGGTTGCCAACGCGCGAGCTCGCCATTGTCAAGGCATACGTGGCGAGCGGCGGCAGCGTGCCGGCTAACTTGACTATTCGTGTCAGTGCTACTATGGTCGACGGTCCGGCAACGAAAGCCTGGCCCGTGACCAGCGGCGTGCATACGGCGGCGCCCGACGATGATACTCACATTTGTCCGGCGCCGCAACAGGACAACAAGTGCGGCAAGTGTCGTGCGTGCTGGTCAACAGAGGTGAGCCATGTTAGCTATCACAAGCATTGAGTTCAGAGAAGGCGAAGAAGCTTTCGACGCTCACGAATGGCTCGACGCCAATCCATACATGCGACCCAGTGACGCCTGGAAAGAGTGGCGCGAGGGCTGGGCTCACGCGGAATGGGAAACGTGGCAAGCTGAGAAAATGGCCAAGCGTAAATCCAGCACGGAATAAACATGGACGATCTAGCAACCGATATTCATTTGCTTAACCTCTACGTGGGTTACACGGTGGTGGGCATTGGCGTGCTTGGCCTGATGGGGCTTGTGTTCCGCCTATCGGTTGTGGTATGGGTGTGGTGTGCTGTTAGGAGGATCAAATGACCGCGAGTGGAAAACGCCGCGCGGTTAGTGGCTGGCGCACAAAGATATGCATCGTATGATAGGAGCGATCCTTTCTGCTTAGATCGGTGCATGTGCCATATTCGACAAGGATTGTGCCGGGCTATCGGAGACACAGAGGGCTTACCGTGGCATTGGACCGAGACTGATGATAAGGGCAATAAGCGGGCTCAGCGCACCCAAATCAAGGGCGCACAAGGCGGCCCAGGGCACTATGATGCGATAGTGGTGAGCACTATGGATGACGGGCAGGTTGTGATGTCGCATCGAGACTTGAGGCGACCATGAGATTACTTACTCTAGACGTTGAGTCGTTTTATTCAACAGAATTTTCTTTGCGTAAGATCACCGTTCCGGAATACATCTTATCTTCGCAATGGGAGACTATTTGTCTAGGTGCTAAGTTTGATGATGGCCCGGTTGAGACTATTGACGGGCCCGACGTGCAAGCATTCTTTGACGGCATTGATCCTGCAGATACAATGACGATCAGCCACAATAGTTTGTTTGACGCCTGTGTGTTCGCGTGGCGCTATGGCTTCGTGCCGGCTCGCATGATCGATACGATGGGGATGGCTCGCATGTTGCGCGGCCACGTCCTGAAAGGCGTCTCGCTCGAAACTGTTGCGGAGTATTTTCACTTGCCGCCGAAGGGCCACACAATTGCTCAAGTGAAGGGCATGCACCGTGCCGAGATCATGGGGCAGCCGGCGCTGTGGGGAGCTTTCAAAGCGTATTGTGCGCACGATGTTGACCTTACGTATCAGATATTCAACAAGCTGGCACCCGAAATGCCGTCGGCACAGTTTGCTTTCATGGACCTTGTGCTGCGTGCGGCCGTGGTGCCACAGTTCGTGATAGATCATGACCTGCTCGCGGCGCACTATGCGGATGTAGTCGCCGATAAGGAAAAGCTTATGCGTGAGGCCAATGCGGATCGCGATTCGCTTATGAGCAATGACAAGTTTGCCGCGCGCCTCACAGAGTTAGGCGTAGAGATCGGCACGAAACCATCGCCATCCAATTTCGATATAGATATCCCAGCGTTCGCAAAAACGGACCAGTTCATGTCTGATTTGCTTGAGCATGAGGATACACAGGTGCAGGCGTTAGCGGCCGCGCGATTGGGGGTCAAGTCGACCATCGAAGAAACGCGGTCGCAGCGCTTGCTCGCCATTGCCGCCCTGCCTTGGATGGACTATTTAGGGCAGCATAATCTCATGCCCGTGCCGCTCCGTTATTGCGGGGCCCACACACATAGGTTGTCGGGCGACTGGCGCCTGAATATGCAAAACCTGCCGGCCGGCCGCGATGGCAAGCCCACCAAGCTACGGCATTCATTGAGGGCGCCGCACGGCTACAAGGTTGTGGTTGGGGATTTAGGACAGATGCACGCTAGGATAACGTCATGGCTGTCCGGGTCGCCACTGCTTGAGCAGTTCCGCAACAAACAGGACCCATACAATGCGCAAGCCAGTAACATCTTTGACCGGCCGATCAACCGCAAATTGCCGTCTGACGCGATTGAGGGGCAGATTGGTAAGGCTGCGGTTCTGGGCCTTGGGTTTGGCGCGGCGGCTCCGAAGTTTTATGGCATGGTCATTCGAGCCGTTCGTGCTGGTGGCGGCGACGTTGAAGCCCTCAAGAAAGTCTGGACCCTCGAACTCGCCGAGAAAGCCGTCAAAGCGTATCGCCGCTCGGAGCGCAAGACGGTAAGCCTGTGGTACACGCTAGAGCAGGTCCTGGCGACGTCCTGGGTGGGCAAGAGCGGCCCCGTTCGCATTGGGCCGGTGGAGATAGGCTACGGCTACGTGCGCGCGCCCAGCGGGCTGGAAATGCGCTATGTGCCATCCGACAATAAGAACGGCCGGGATAAATTCTACACCTACGGCAAGCGACCACACAAGATCTACGGCGCAGCGTTCCTCGAAAACATCGTTCAATTCCTTGAGGTAGAAATCATGCAACATGCCGCGATCCGCCTAGCAAAGCGCGGCATCCGGTTCGCCCTGCAATCGCATGACGAGCTGGTGTTCGTCGTGCCTGATGAAGCTGTTGACACCGTCAAGGCAATTGTGGTACGAGAATTGACACGGCCCCCCTCATGGGGTATGGATCTCCCATTAACAGCAAGCGTCAACCATGGACAGAGTTATGGCCAAGCTAAGTGAGCAACATCCGATTGAAGCGGAACTAGCGAAGAGGCTACTCGAGCCGTATCGCGCCCTAGATCGCCAGATCCATTTATGGGAAGAGCGTGCTGACGAGCTCGAAATGAAAATCTGTGAGGCGCTTATGGAGGCTTATTATAAGGGCGCTGCTGATTTTGTGGAGGCTCCATGAACGCGCCGACGTTCTCGAAATGAAGATTTGCGAGGCGCTGGTGGATTGGGGCATTGAAACGCTGAAAGACTTCGGCAATGCGAAATAACACCAGATTATATGGCGTTTGGGCGACAATGCTATCTCGCTGCCGCAATCCTAAAGTTGCGGCGTATAAAAATTATGGGGAACGGGGTATTCGCGTTTGTTTTGAGTGGGAAGACTATAAAACATTTGAGTCGTGGGCCTTGGCTAACGGATATAAGCGCGGCCGATATATAGAAATTGACCGTATTAATGTGAATGGACATTATGAACCCTCTAATTGCCGATGGGTAAAACGGCTAAACAACAGAAACAAACGAAACAATTTATTGGTTGCGGCGTTTGGTGAGACAAAAAGTCTTGTTGAGTGGAGTGAAGACGCGCGCTGTGTAGTAGCTTATCACACATTGAAAAAGCGCATCCATAATAATATGGACGCCGAAAAAGCTATCCTTAATCCAGCACTAGAGCCAGGGAAATATCCTCGGTTTCATATGCCGCGTTGGTATTTGGCGGGCCCGATGCGCGGGTGTCTTGATAATAATTTCGCAAATTTTTCAAAGGCCGCAGCGAAACTGCGATCAGAAGGAAAAGAAGTTTTTTCGCCAGCAGAACGAGATTTAGCTGAATATGGCCCCACGCTAGATGGTTTTTCTATTCGGGGCGCCCTGCGCGCGGATACAAATTGGATATGTACTCGTGCAGATGCAGTTGCTCTTTTACCCGGATGGGAACGGTCATTAGGATCGCTCGCGGAACGTGCTCTCGCTAAAGCTATTGGCCTTCAAATAGTAGAACTAGGAGCAGACTATTGTGTCTGAACGGCTTCGGCAAACCACAGAGAAGGATACGACCTATGAACGAGCATGGATTTGGTCCGATAGCGGCGGCATGGCGGGGCGCTCAAGGAGCTACAGGCGACTGGCCACCACCGTCCCCGCCTCCGGCGCATAACAAGCTCCCGCTCAACCCGGCCGGCCGCAAGGAATATCCGATCGCGTCAGGGCTGTTCGACTACTTCCCCGACGCGCTAACCGCCATAGCGCACGTTTCGTTCAATGGTAATCAACAGCATAACCCCGGTGAGCCACTTCACTGGGCCCGCGGCAAGAGCGACGATCATGCCGACACGATGCAGCGCCACTTTCTTGAGCGTGGGCAGCGTGACACCGACGGCCAGTGGCACGCCGCCAAGATGGCATGGCGCGCTCTCGCCATTCTTCAGCTGTTGATCGAGAAAGAGGAAGGCGCGCCGGCGCCACCCGGGGCAAAATGAGCTTCTCCTGGTCCTTCAGCAAGCTGACAGCATCCGAGACCTGCCCCTATCGGTACCAGCAGGTTGACGTGCTGCGGAACTACAAGGACGAAGACCGTACCAATCTGGACTGGGGAACCGAGGTCCACTCAGCGTTCGCCAAGTCTCTTATCAGTGACGACCCGTTGCCCACCACGATGACGCCTTGGGAACATTGGATTACAGATTTTAAAGCGCTACCCGGCCAAATAATCGTTGAAGCAAAATGGGCTCTTGACCGACAATTCAACAAGTGCAATTGGTCCGCGCCGGTAGCATGGTATCGCGGTAAAGCCGACGCTACTCGTATTGACGGCCCGGTGGCGGACGGGACCGACTGGAAAACTGGAAAGATTAAGGAAGACGACACACAACTGCTGCTAATGGCCCAGCTGGTCTTTGCGTACTTCCCTGAGGTCAAGCGCTGCCGGCAACGGTTCGTTTGGCTTCAGCATGATTGCGCTACGGAGAGGTTCTACAATCGTAAGGACATGGCCCAGGAGTGGCTCGGGATCCTACAGCGTGTAGACACGCTCGAGAAAATGACCGAGGCCAATGTGTTCCCGCCGAAGCCGGGCCGGCTGTGTCGTTCGTGGTGTCCCGTGACCGGGTGTATTAACCACGGGAAAAGTTTCCACTAGACGGTAACACGGTCTCATGCTACACCGCCGGGCATGATAACAGATCGAACCGTGCTTATCCGGTTGACCCCCACACAGCTAACGGAAGTCCCCAAATGAAAAAGCTCCTAGCGGCTCTCGCAATCTCTGCCGCACTGATCGTTCCGGCGTCGGCTAATAACATTTGTGCTTCCGTAGAATATACATATCAACGATGTACGGCGGCTTGTGGAACCATGGAACACCCTACTCCAACCGCAGCCTGCTTAAAGGTAAACCTAGCCCAATGTCGGGCTCCTAGGGACGCCTGTCATGCGTTGCACGGCATCGCGGACTGCGGATTGTTTTCGCATTTGGCCAAAACGGATGTCCAACTCGGCTGTGGGGTTCCACACACCACCGCGACAGTCGCGCCTGCTCCCGCTCAATCCCGACGGGAGAAAGCCGCGAAAGTCACTGCGCCCGCCCGAAAGCCGAAGGATACTTGCAACGGCGATCTTACTTCCAACGGTTGCGTGCCGACGCCTGCACCGCCACCTCCGCCAGCTATCAATACCACTGTCGGCGACAATCAAGTGCCGCCTAACGCCAATCAAGCGGCACCGGCTAACACGTCGCCGCCAGCGCCCTCAGGCGGCTACGGTCCCCCGTCCGCCGATTGCAGTACAATCACCGGGCCGGGCATGAGCGGTGGAGGGCCACCGAATTGCGGCCCCACTGGCAATGCGCAGCCAGGACAGTCGGGGCCTACGCCGCCGAACAAACAACCCGACTCCGCGCGTCAGCCGACTACGCAACAGTGGACGCCGGGGGCCGCCCCCGCACTCCCCACAGACGCACTCCCCACATATGCGGACGGTACTCCTTATGACCCTTCCGATATATCCGCTCCATCCGATCCACACTCCAAGGAACGTTGCTTGGTGGCGTTACAGAAACTTGCGCCTCACTCAATCGGCCCGGACTGGCTTGAACATGAAATGGCACGCTCACACTGCTATGTGGACGGCACCCCGATGTCGAAAAAGGACCAACTCAAGTTTGAGCTACAGAAGCAAAGTGGTGAGTAAACGCTGTGGGGGTCAACCGGATAAGCGTGGATCGAACCAATCTCATTCTCTTCTCAGCGCTCGGTTGGATCATTGCCGGGGTGCTAGCTCTCTCACAAGGAATAGGCCACCATGAACATCAGCACAGCCCTGGACCTAAAGAAGTCATTTGGCAATGCCAAGCAAGGGGACCGCATAGTCTACTTCACCGGAAACCTCATGTTTTCCCGGCAATTCAGCAAGACCGTGGACGAAAGCGACCGAGTGGACAGATTAGCAAACGCAGCCTGGAAGTTGTCGGGGGCCAAGTGGGATCCCAACGCGCGGCCGGCGGCCAAGAACGGCAACACAGGCCAATGGGTATTCACCGGGGAAAGGCGCGCCCTGCTCATGCAGCGAAAACTCGCGGAGCCATTCGGCACAGAATACATCATAGAAAAGCTGTAGGAGCGCATCATGTTGTACGGCATCATCACCGGCTTATTCATCGGCCTCGGGCTTGGGCTCCTGTACGCCATCTTACGCGAGTTGCAGGCCATCCACACCACACTGCCCATCAAAAGGTAAAACGATGTCCTCATCAAAAGTGTTTTGGGACGCACTACGCAAGAACGAAGCACAAGCCGCGGACGCACATGACGAGCGGTCGCTTGCAAACCCATACTACAGCGGATACGCTTGGTGGTGGTCAGACGCGATGGGCCACGAATATGGCCCATACGAGAACCAACGAGCCGCGCTGCATGCACTGCTCAAACATATGGCCCCACGAAAGGGGTGGTTCACCAGGTTCATCGAATGGATGGCCCCGCTGATGGATGACGAAGGGAGGTACTTGTGAGCACCCCGGAAGGCCGCACCAAAGCACTAATCAACCGCGCCCTCAAAACGCTGCCCCGGTGCTACAAGTTCATGCCGGTGCAGTCGGGTCTTGGGGCCAAAACACTAGACTACCTGCTCTGCTTCAACGGCCGCTTCGTGGCCATCGAGGCCAAGGCGCCGGGCAAGACATACACGCCCTTGCAGCAGGTCCACAAGAATGAGATTGTGGCGGCCGGCGGTTTGGTCTATCTGATTAACGACTCGCTATCGCTCGGCGCCGCCATGTGGTCATTGGAAAGCTTGGCCTACGATGTCCGTAATCGTCTCTAAGGCCAACCAGTCGCTGATCGTGCCGGCGTTTAGTAACGATGGCATGTTCCCTGGCGCGGTGCGGCTGGACCTTGACCACTCGATCGTGCCACACGGCATGCGTGAGACGCTGCTGCTGCGTCACATGGGATACAAAGTCCCCAACCCAATGGGGCTCTACTATGACTGGCCGCACCCCGAAGACGAACCGCCCTTCAAAGTCCAAACGGTCACGTCGATCCTTCTCTCTGAAAATCCCCGCGCATACGTACTTAATGACATGGGAACGGGGAAAACCCGTACAGTATACTGGACATGGGACTTTCTCTATCAACAGAGACTCGCAGGGAAAATGCTTGTTGTCTGTAAACTTTCCAATCTCCGGGATCCCTGGACTAATGAGGCATTTAAAATCCTCCCGGGCCGCAAGGTCAACATATTACACGGAAGTCGGAAAGATCGACTCCGACTCCTGGAAGACCCTGCTGACATATACGTGATAAATTATGACGGTCTGCGGGTGATCTATAAGGAGCTCCTGCTCCGCAAGGATATCACTTGTCTGGTGTTGGATGAGCTGGCTATGTGCCGCAACAATTCAGATCGCACCAAGCTAGTAAAGAAGCTTGCAAAGGGGTTCGCCACTGTATGGGGGCTCTCGGGGAGTCCTATACCGAATGCGCCTACGGACGTTTACCACCAAGTAAAGATCGTCACGCCGTCTAGGGCACCTGACACGTTTAGAATGGCGCAAGAGCAACTAATGACCCGCGTCAGCCAATATGTATGGCGCCCCAAATTGAACGCGATAGAGGCAGCATATTCTTGGATGCAGCCGGCTGTTCGTTTTCCTCTTGACGCCGTGACTGAATTGCCCGATGCCATCACGCGCACGATAGAGATAGAACTTAGTAAGCAGCAAGAGACAGTCTATGCCGCGGTCAAAAAAGATCTTGTCGCTATGATACGTGAAAAACGCATTACCGCTTTAAACGCGGGCGCGGCCATGAATAAGCTCTTGCAGATTAGTCTTGGGTGGGTGTACAATGCTGCTCCAGAGTTTGTTAGGTTGGACGCGAGCCCACGTATTGGGGCGCTGATCGATTTAATTGAGAGCTCTGCCCATAAAGTAATTGTCATGGTGCCATATCGGCACGCGATAGAAGGCATAAGCGGTATTTTTGACAGGTTGAAAGTTTCGTTCGATTGGTGTATGGTGCATGGTGATACGAAGAACCGCCATGAGCTATTCACTTTATTCCAAAATACGGATAAGTATCACGTAATGCTGGCACATCCAGAATGCATTTCGCATGGGCTGACGCTTACTGCGGCCGACACTGTAATTTGGACCGTTCCTACCACATCTTATGAGGTCTTTGAACAAGCTAACGCGCGGATTAGGCGGGTCGGACAGCGTCACAAACAGCAGTTCTTGCTGCTGCAAGCGACCCCAGTAGAACGACATATTTATCGTATGCTTGAACGAAAGGAACTGGTACAAGATAAATTGTTGGCACTGTTTGAAGAAGCATCCGAGGAATTGATATGACCATAACACATCGGCAGAGCGGCACCAAGCTCTATAAAACTTGGAAGAGTATGCGGGAACGATGTCTTAATCCGCACAATAAAGATTGGGAGCATTATGGCGGCCGGGGCATTGGCATTGATGATCCTCGTTGGAACGACTTCGCAGCGTTTGCGGACGATATGGGCCCACACCCTGGCAAAGGCTGGACGCTGGATCGCATAGATAACAATAAGGGATATTCAAAGGATAATTGTCGGTGGGCGACTCAGACGACACAAATTCGCAACCGTAACCATACCAAACTTTCTCCCTTGCTCGCTGCGGAAATTCGTGCTAAATACATATACAGGACAAACGGTGGCACTGCTAAACTAGGTAAGGATTATGGTGTAGCCGCTAGCACCATCCATAGGATTGTTATAGGAAAGCTGTGGCAATGAGCAACCCGGAAAAATGGGTAGATCAGTACGTAGCTGTTCGCGATGCGAAGCGCGCATTTGAGGAACAGCATAAGACTGACCTCAAAAAATATACCGATATTTTGGATTTGTTGGAGGGGCATCTACAATCCTTTTTTAACGAAAACGGCTTAGAAAACGTAAAGACGGGCGCCGGCACGGCGTACCTCTCAACTATCTATCGGGCCTCCATCGCCGATAAACAAGCATTTACCAGCTTCGTGATCGAAAAGTCTCGGTGGGATTTGGTCGACTGGAAGGCCAACGCACCTGCGACGAAAGGCTTTGTTAAGAAAGAGAAAACGCTCCCTCCTGGCGTTAATTTGACAGGTGTAACAAGAGTACGTATAACGCGGCCAGGACAATCGGCCGATACAGAGGAATAACCCCCATGTCTAACGATCTCGTAAATCTCGAAGCGTTCAAGGACGCACGCGCACCAGATCCTGACCTGCCCCTGGATGAAGGGCTGGCCGACGGCATTGGTACCAGCTATGGTATCATCGGCTACAAAGGCAAGACGTGGAGCCTGCACTACCGCGGCGAGACGCACTTCTTTAAGCCAATCATCATCAAACACCCCGACGGTACTATCGAGTCTATCGACGGGATCGAGGTGGTGTTTCTGGCGGCGGGTCCTGGTAAGTCTAGGTCGTATTATCCGGCCGGCAGCTACGAAGAGGGGTCCAAAGATCGTCCGAAATGTGCCTCGTTGAACGGCATCGTACCGGATGACGACGTAGAGGAACAACAGTCTGAAACTTGTGCTCTCTGCCCGCGTAGCAAACGAAAGACACAGCCGAACGGTCGCATGGGCGCGGAATGTACCGAGTATAAACGCCTCGCAGTCGCTCTTTTGCCACGGGATACCAAGCCGTGGCTCGGCGAGATCATGCTCGAACCGGTCTTTCTTCGCGTACCCCCGGCGTCTCTGAACAGCTTGGCGCTGTTGGACCAGAAGATGGGCAAGCACGGTATGGGCTTGCACTTCAGCTCCTACCTGACCCGCATCACGTTTTTGAAAGAAAAGCCGCATCCGCAGATGCACTTCTATGCGCCCCGCCCGCTGTCGGCGGCGGAGCTGGTGCCTATCAAGGAGCTCCGTAAGGATCCGCAATGCCAGCGTATCACTGGTGAGGCCGGTTCGGCTCGCGGCGGCGTACGGGTTATCGCGGCCCCGGACCCGAACGTCAATCTCGCGGCTTTCGCGGCTGCCAAGGCGCTGCCCAATCCCGCGCAGGCAAAGACGATCGAGGCGGTTGCGAACGTCCCTGCGGAAGAGGACACGGGATTGGGGTTCGCTCCTGCCCCCGTAGACACTTCTGCAGCTTCGGCCGACGATGCGGGGGGACACACTGCACCACAGAACAGTCCCCCCGCAACGGCTGCCCCGAAGACCACCGTGGTCGACACGGGCGAACCTGAGGCTTCCGACGCCGAACTCGACGCACGCATTGCCGGAATTTTGAATAAGGCAAAATAATGCCCGACGTTTTAGACTTTATTACCCGCTGCCTTCCATTTGGCAGCGGGTATTGCAACTTGCATTGGAAAACGCCTGGTAAGCCAGGCATGCCAGGAAAGTCCTTCGCTAATCCGGAGGATCTAATTGCATATGCGGAAGCTCATAAGAACGTAGCCGATATCTACTTTTGCCTATCGAGCCAGTCCGTGGCTGGCGAGCGCCTGGGCAAGAACGTAGTCGCCCACAAAGCAATCTACCTGGACGTCGATGGCTACAAAGCGGAGAAGGGATATGGCACGCTTGGAGAAGCGCTTGATGCAGTTAAAGCGTTCGTTTCCGTGGCGGCATTACCTCTGCCATCAGCCGTGGTTTGCTCTGGTGGTGGCTGGCATGTCTACTGGATCTCCGATAAAACGCTCACGGAAGCGGAGTGGCGCCCGTACGCGGACGGGCTCTGGGCGCTCGCCCAAAAGCACGGGCTTACGGCGGACGCAGGTGTCACGACCGACAGTGTCCGTGTCCTCCGGGTCCCGGGATCCTTTAATCATAAAGAGGCCACACCGCGAGCGGTAGAGCTGGTAGAGCTACTGCCGACCGACTATGACTTTGAAAGCGCCCTAGGGCACATACGGGTCGCTCCAACGTCTCTTAGGCGAGCCAAAACAGCCGATAATTGCGATATTGCCAAATTTACTGGGCAGCAAATATTGGAGCCGGCCGACGATCGCGGGTTAGGTCTCGGGTTTAATGACGCCCCCCTGGCCCTAGAGCCGCTCCTGGGTGAGGGTGGCTGCCCCCATCTTGTGGATGCCTGCCGGACGCATGGGGCGCACTACGCGCAGCCGCTGTGGCACCTGGATGCCCTTCTGTCGAGCTTCCTCGAGAACGGCCGCGCGGTTTTCCACTACATATCGAAGGGGCATCCGTCCTACTATTGGGGCTCTGCTGATGCGATGTTCGACCGTAAGGTTAACGAGAAGGAAGAACGCGGCCTGGGGTGGCCCAGCTGCGCGGCGCTGGAGGCTGCCGGCTGTAAATCGTGTGCGGCCTGCCCGCACAAAGGCAAAATTCGGTCGCCGCTGAATTTGACGCGCACCCAAACCACCCCTTTGTTGTCTGACCCAAACGCCGGCGGGAGCACTCCCTTACGGGAATCTGGGCCGGCGGGGGCCGCGGATGTTGGTAGCTCCGCGGCCCCACCATTCGATCCCAACCCGCTCGGGATCCCCCGCGAGTACAAGATCGTCAACGACCGCATCTGTAAACACGTAATGAAAACTTTACCAGATGGGAGTAGACATTACGAGGATATCCGGCTGATCTCCACCAGGCTGTGGGATGTCTACATGAGCGCTGATCCCGCGGGGCTCAATTTCACCTGTGCAACATCATTGAACGCGACCAAAGAATGTTTCATCCCTATGACTGCCCTGAATACCAAGCAGACGCTAAAGGCTGCTTTTCTCGAGAACGAAGTGTTCATCGTACATGGACGTGAGGAGGATACCGTGGAATTTGTACAATCATGGATGGAGAAGGTGCGCGAGGCGCACGAGGCTCACAAACACCACCCCTACGGTTGGGTCACCAAAGAGGGCGGCGAAATCGAAGGGTTCGTTTACGGTGGCACGATGTATCTCAAGGACGGTACGGTGCGCGCGGTGCGAACCGATCCGCGCCTGCTAGAGCGCTTCCGGCCGTACGGCAAGAAAGAGGTCTGGTTCGAAGCGCTCGACCTGATCACGAAGCAGCCGCGAGTCGAGCTCGAGATCCTGGTGGCGGCGTCTTTCGCCTCACCCTTGCTGCGGTTCACCGGCAAATACGGTGTACTGTTGGCGGCCACCAGCGACACTGGCAAGAACAAGTCGACCGCGATCGATATCGGCAACGCCGTGTGGGGCAACCCGAAGCGCGTAAAGGGCTCCAACCGGTCGTCGCTGAAAGCCATGATGAACCAATCGGCGAAGACCCAAAACCTGCCGCTTTATTGGGACGACGTCAAGAACAAGAAAATGATGACCGACGTCTGCGACTACGCCGACTCACAGTCGGAGGGCGTGCAGGGCCAAAAGATGACTTCCAAGCAAACCGAAGCGGAGACCGGGGAGTGGGAGTCCATTCTGATCGTCGGTTCCAACGAGAGCGTGACCGACGCGATCCTTAAGCGTACGTCCACCAACGCCGCCTCGCTCGTTCGCGTATTCGAATTTGAAGTGCGAGAACCCAAGGATACGGACGCTGGGCGTATTTCGGATGCGATCGCGGATCCGCTAAAACACTCTCTGCAGTACAACTTCGGGCAGGTGGGCGCTGTCTATGCGCAATGGCTTGGCTCCGATCCAGAGGGAATCCGGAAGATCGTCGCCGGGTTCCACCAGCAGTTCATTGACACCGTGAAGCCGATGCACGAGGAGCGGTATTGGACGTCCCTGTGTGCTATCCTGTACGCTGGGGCCTACTGTGCGAACAAGATTGGCGCCAATTTCCACCTGGACCAGATCTGGACTTTCCTGGTCACGCTCTACATGGAACGCCGCAACTTGCTCGAGAGCGAACATGTGGGCGGCGGCACCGCGGAGAACAGTGAGGCCTATCTCACTGGGTTCTTCAAGACACAAAACGGTAACACCGCTGCCACCTATGACTACAATAGTGGCCGCGGTCCTGGGCGGCACCTGCGGCCGCTAGATCTCCCAGACTTCCAGCGGTTCCCCAGCGCCACGGTCAACGTGCATTGGGTGGTTGACGCCAAATTACTGCGGATCTCGCGCCCAGCGTTCCGCGCGTATTTGGACGAAGCGAAGGCGTCTTCGACGATCGTCCTGAGCGGCTTGAAGAAGCATTTTGGGATGACACAACAGCGGCGCGTGGACCTGGCTTCCGGCATCGGGGGCAATACGTCCGGCCCGGAGGATATCCTGGTGTTCCCGATCAAGCCGGGGTCCTGGCTCGAGAACCAGCTGCTAAAGAAGCTACCGGTTACTCAGCGGGATCAATCAGCGGCAGGTCCTGGTTCTGACGATACCGGTTTAGCACCGCAGTGACGAAGTCGTTGTCGGTAAGATCGGCGTCATCCACGCGCGTACACCAATAGAGCAGTCGCCCGAGACGAATGCGAATGGCCAGCTGGGCCTTAGTTAGGTGACGAGGATGTTCGTTCATGGGGGCTCATTTGGCCGGCTTCACGATGACGACCCGTTGTACAATAGAGGCCTTAAGAATGTACTGCAAATTGCCGGTGGTGTGCTGATTATGGGTGTCACTGCCGTTGGGCGAATAATTCGCCACGAGTGTGATTGCTTCATCATCTTCCTTGTAGAGCCAGCCAACCGAATAGCATTCGGATGCTACATGAAATTTTTCTACGCTAGCCCAACCACCTTCTGCACAATGATCTTTCCACTTGACGATTAAGAGGGGGCGTTCTTGCTTGATCATCCGTTGGTCTCTACCCCGATATAATCGACGGCGTTATCTGGAAACGGGTCGAATTCGTTGTCCCATATGTTGGTGAACTCATCTTCAATGCCATATTCGCCAGTCCGACGCCGGTTGCGCTGACGTTTGGGATTTTGTTTTTTGACCCGCATAAATTTTCCTCCCAGGCCAGGCAGAACACATATGCGTGAGCGCGTGTATTGTCAAGACTTCGGCACGATGGCTTTCAGCGACTTGTCTTTTCCCTTGGGATTGGCCTTGCTCTGGCCCTTGCCCCATACGTCTTCGGTCGGTTCTGGCTTCGGGTCCTTGTTCGGGCCCCCGTCACTGCGGAAGCGGTCGGCCGTCTTCAGGAAGTCGGTCGTGCGGCCGAGCACCGACCCGCCTTTGGCATAGGAGGCATCCTTCAAACCCTCTGATTTAGACATGTAATGGCCTCCATGTTTATCTTCGTTCCGCTTCTCACTCAGCATTATGGCGACGGCTTGCTTTTGGTTATGCACCGGGGGTCCGGACTTGGATCCAGAGTGCAAATCTCCACTTTTCCACTTACCCATGACCTCTGAACTGGGCATAGACCCACCCTATTGTGCAGGGGTTAACTTTCTATTAGCCCGCGATTTGGCCTCTTCTGGGTGGGTGATTTTCCAGTCCCGCTGGATGAATTTGTCCTCGGCCACATTTCCGCCCGGGTTAATATAGCGCGGCGCTGGCCGTATGGCGAGCGCCCGACCCCCCAGGCCGATATTCGAATTCTGGTTTGCATTGTTGCCCAATAGCTGTTGGCCTACGATAGGGATGAAATTCTTGGCCGCATGGGTGGCCTTTTGCCCGAGGCGCGTGGGAAGCGAAGCCTGTGGGTTAGAGATCAGGCCGTATCGCGGTCCTTTGGAGGTTTGGGTCCACCCTTTATTGGTGGCGATTTCAAGCGCTGTCTTAGGGACCACCCCCAGTTTGTTCTGCGCTTCTCCTAGCGGGTCGTGCAGCCATCCATAGACGTCTTTTTGGAAGCCCGGCAGGATAGCACGCTCCGGTTGACCAGACGCAGTCTTACCGCCGGTACGCCCGGCCAGGAGATCGTTGATATCTTTCGGCGGCTCCCCGGTCTTGAGGAACTGGTATGCACCGCTCATGGCTGCCACCGTCACGGCCAGCGCCAGCGTTGACCCGAGACGTGGATCGTAGTCCGGCGACTTCATGCTAAACCGCGTAGGGTGGAGGGCCCATTGAGCTACACCCCCGCCAACGTTGCGTCCAAAGCCCATCTGCCAGGAGTAGGATGTCAGCCCCAACTGCAGGCCCTCTTTCAATTTGTTGTTCCAGAAAATGTTGTCATGCGTCATCAATCCGAAGCGGTTGTCGATGTCATCTATGATGTTCATGGCGGCCTGAACTTGTTCCGCGTGGCCGGCCTGCGGGTTTTGGATCAACCACTCGCCCATATTTGATCGAAAGGCGCCGTTTTTCATCATCGGAATAACGTGACCAAATAGCGGCTTGGCTACCGTGTCCATGATCGCGCCAACAGTGCGGAGCGTAGACTTGCCAACGATCAATGGGGCCATGGCGGCAGCGGTAGCGTTTTCGCCGGGGGTTTTTGCATTGGCGAAGGACGCTTGGAGATCGTCCGCGGCGCCCTTCCACTCTTTTGTAACTGACTTCCAACCCTCTGGCAAGAACCGATAGGTTGGATCGCTATGCCCGATAGCGCGACCGTTGGCGTCTTCATACAGGTCCACGATCTTTGTTAGCTCTGGAACCAACCCGCGGTCGTTCCATTCTTTTGCTATGTCTATGCCGCCACGGTATATTTTGTAAGCGCCTCCAGGTGACGTCGCGAGAGTTTTAAGGGCTAGCGCGGGATCCCGCAGCCCTTGTTGTGCGGCGAGAGCCACGTCATTGACGAACCCCTCATTCAACATCGTGAATGGATGGAACGCCGACATGCCAAGAAGCACCCCGGTCCCCCAGTTCGTCGTTGGCTGCGCCAGGTCCATGAACTGCTTGCCCGCCGGGGTTGACCGCCAGCCCGGGCTGTAGGCGTTATTGAATACGGTAGCATAGCCTTCTGGGGCGTACAGTTGGCGGTTGCCTAGCCCCCTGCCTAAGAGGGGGACGTTATCCGCCGTTTTCGTTGCGGTTACCATCTCTCTCTCTATACCGGTTTCCAGGAGGTTGTTCATCATTAGATACTGATACATGCCATTACGCCGCTCACGAAATGCGGCAATAGGATTGTCATGTTTGAGCTCCATACCGTCGGCCAACCCGGTAGGTATATCAGGGTATTGTTTGGCTTTCAACCCGGCTCCGGACCCCTGCCGCGCCATATAGTTATCATAAAAAGCGTTCGCTTGGTCCGGGTTTTTCCACATCTGCGGGAAATACCATTTCTGGAACTGGTCCGGATCCAGCTTGCCATTTGCGCGAATGAAGGTTTCGTCTTTCTTGGCAGTCATCCGCATCGCACGAATTGCCGGCTCAAGCTCTGGGAAGCTGGCCAACCGCTCCATCGGGTTGGCCTCTTGCATAGCGATTTGAATTTCTCTTTGCTGATCTGCGGGCAATGCACCAATCAAATCCTCCATCGGCTTTCCCAGCGCGGCGTCAAAAGCGTCCTGAGTGCGCCGGATCGCGCCACGCCGCTCTCGAATATCAGCCTTGGCCACCTGCCCAGTTTTATCCATAGTCGTAGGAGAAAGAATTTTACCGAACCACGTATTGTTGAGATACGTTTCGGCGGCTCGACGTGCGCGGAACGGCGCACGCCCGTATTTAGCATTTTCAACATCCGCGGCTTGTTCGGCCCCGTGCGGGGGTGGATCCTGTCCGTTGGCCTTTTCCATGGCGGCTGCGGCGTCATCGACCGCGCCGGCACCCAAGCTATGTGGGACGCCTTCTGGGCCTTCATCTTCCGGCTGGATGCGGTTCCACGGTTGATTGCGAATATCGTTAATGTCCCCGGGAATAGGCCCTTTTCCACTTTCCGGAGCGATTTCGGGCGCCGGTTCTGGCGCGATTTCAGAGAACGGAGTATTTTCCGCTTGCGGAACGGATGATTTTTCGATACTTTCCGCGGGCGCGACATCGCCCGGTTCCGGTTTAGCGGCCGCGCGCTCCTGCTCTGCTAGTTCGGGGGCGTCTATTCCCATCAATTTGGCCGCCAGGGTTTGTTCTTCTGTCGTCGGCTTCTCGGTCGGATGGGCGTTATCCTCTATGGGTTTCTCGAAAATGTCCGGAGCGACAGGACCCTTATTTTTTGCCGTAGTATTTTCCTGTCGATCCCAGAACGCTTCGGCCTCGTCAGCGAATGTATCGGGGTCCGCGCCTTGTTTTTCAGCTATAGACCGGTAGTACGCATCCTCGGCCGGCTCGGCGAAATCCCAATGAGCGACCTTATAGGCCGCCTGCGGGTCCATACCGTTGGCTGTCAAAAACTGAAGCACCGGCTTCTCAATCTGTTCGTGGATTTGCAGCGGAGGCGCGGTGTCGAAGGTGCCGCTCGGGATGTAGGCCTTCACGGGCACGGACGAGTCAATGAGGGTCGTGACGTTGTCGGTACTTGATCCGGCCATGGCCGGCACATGCATACTACGATCAACCGGCCCATTGATGGCGGCTTGTATTTCCGGTTGGTTCAGCCACATTGCGACATGTGGCGGCACTTGTAGATGGGCATCGTGGAGAACCACTTGACCTTCCAGGCCAGACGGTGTAGCCTCTCCTGGTTGAGGAGACGGTTGTTGTGGAACTTCGGCCCCCTCGAGGCCGGTCTCCGCAGGAGTAGGAGTAGGAGTAGCAGATGGCGATTGAACAGGCGGTTGGGGTGATGGGGCGGACAATTGAGCGCCTTGTGCTAATGCAGGACCAGGTGCTTGCTCTCCTGGCGGAGGTACGGGCGCTGCGGGCGACGTTGGAGTTTGCTCGGGACCAAGTGCTTCTGCCACGTCCGACGGTACATCCTTCACCGGTTCAAGCGGCACCGACTGTGCGCCAGGGATACCCCCCTGATCCGACTGACCCGGGCTGGTATCCTGTTTAGGCGCTTCAGTAGCAGACCCCTCCATGTTGATCGTGGCGCCACCGCGCGGGTCTGGGCTATCCCCTTCAGGTTTAATGCGAGCGCCTGGAGGCGGCGTATGAGACTCCGAGGTCCCCGCTGCGTTTGAGGCAACAGGATGAGATCCACCGGCCCACTCACGCGCCTTGGGCAGAATGGCGCCCGCGGCTGCCTGGGTCAACGCCTCGGTCGGGTCGATGTTGCCGAAGCCTTTTGTGATGCCCTGCTGCAGGACGTCTACGGCACCAAAAGCGCCGCCGCTGACCGCGCGCACGAGGGGGGTGATCAGGGCGTTGCCCGCCGCATCGACGGCCCCTATCCCCGTACCCATGCCAGCGGCGATCGGGGCAGCCCGGCCGATATTGTAAGCGATCGGGTTCTGTTGTTCGGCCGCTGCCTCGTATGGTTTACTCAGGGGCCCTGTGGAGGGCCCATACTGATCGCGCAACCAATCTTGGATTTTACCGACGACACCGCTGGCGACGAGGCCGACGCCTAGCCCTGCCGCAATACCCCATGGGCCAGGAATGGCCGCCATGGTCCGTGCCCCGGCGGCGATACCTGACAGGATTGGAGCGGCCGCGGGGGCAGCGCCGGCAACGGCAGCACCGATGGGGCCTGTTTGAGGGGGTTGATCTTCTGGTGCCAAACCATATGCCGGGCCCCCCTTATCGAGCATGCTATCTGGATATGGTGCGCCTGAACCAGCCGGCTGCTCAGGCTGAATATCGTTGAACTGCATCGGTTGCTGTTCAACATCGCCGCCATCGTCAAATGATTGGATCTGATCGAAGCGCATTGGTCACCCCGTTAGATTTTGGGGCCCAAGAAATTGTGCGCTGCCGTCTGCCATTTCCTGATATGTTCCTAGGCCGGCATGGCCCCTACCATATACGCGGCGCGGCGCGCGAGGCGCTTTTGGCGCTTTCGGGGCAGAAGCTGCGCGAGGCGCTTTTGGCGCTTTCGGGGCAGAAGCTGCGCGAGTTGGTTGACCGCGCTGGCCGCCCCCGCCGGTACGAGTGGGTTGCCCGCTACTGGTGCGACTTGCACGGCCAACACCTTGAGTGAGGGCATTGCCTGGATTTATACCTTGGTTCTTTAAGAAAACAGCATCACCTAAAGATTGAGCGTGCTCTGATGCTATCTGATCTTGTATATCTTCCGCTTCTTTTTGCGTTTCTGCCTTCGGATTGCCAAGAGCCGCCTCCGTAACGCGCTTTTGGCCATTTGGCAGCGTCTCAGTTTGTTGAGCTTCTCCTTGTGGGGCCGGAATATCCGGCGTGCCGCCTTGTTCATTCATCTTATCAATAGCCGCTTTTTCTTGTGGGTTAGCCGGTCGACCGGCCAATCCAGCCCTGCTTTGCATGGAATTTCCATAAGCACGATCATAATCGGCAACGGAGGGCTGACCCGGGGACCCTAATTGCTGCTGCGGATTGGCGGCGTTATAGGCCTGGGCGGCCGGGCTTACACCAGGCGCGTTCCCGGTAACTGGTTCTCCTTGATCGCCAGAACCGGAATTTATTGCACGGTCGGATCGAGCCCCCCAATTCTCTTTAGGGATTATATTATCCTCGTTCGGATTTCCGTTGCCACCAAAACCGATTTCAGTTCCAGACGGAGTCATAGCATTTTTCATTTGCTGGCCAACAAGCTGGTTACCGGCGTTCGACAGGCTTTGTTTGATTTGTTGCCAACTTGACAGGGCCTTCTGTGGATTTTGAATTAGTTGGTCGAACGGCTGACTGACTAAATTTTGCAGCTGGTCGGAAGTAATAGCGTGTTGTGCGCCGTCGATATCCATAGTGATCGGTGTTTGGGCATCAGAGGCCGGCGCTTGCGTGGGCGCCCCCGCGTCAGCCATTTGCTGAGTCGGATCGATTGCACTTGGGTCCTGCACACCGCCGGCATCCTCAAACGATTGAATGCTGCCGCCGCGCGCGGCACTCTGGGCGGGCACCCCTTTGCCTTTCAGATGAAACTGCACATGTTGCGGTGTCGGCGCATACTCGAATTTCTTGTTGGCGAACGCCACCGCATGCGGCAGACTTGGCGGATGCTTGCCGGCGCCTTTCAGCGCAACCCGCGAATGAACGCCGGCCGTATCGGAAAGACGACGAAATGCCTGCAATGCGGCGTACTGCTGTGGCGGTCCGCCCGCAGATGCGATCGTATGGGCAGTGCGCGCATGCGGCGGTATCTTTGGGTCCATGCTCTTCTGGCGTTGAAGAACCCGCTTGACCGGAGCCGCGTCGGCGCCCGTCAGATACCGCATGATTTGCGGAGGCGCTCCGCCTACACCACCAGGGCCGGGAGTAGGCGGGGGCCCCCCTTGCGGTTGGGGCGGCATGCCTCCCGGCGCAGGAGTCGGAGGAGGCGTTGGCGGCTGTGGGGCCATCGGGGGCATAACACCGCCCCCAGGCGCGAATGACGGAATGCTGCCGCCGCGTGCCGCCATCACTTGTTGGCCGGCATCGGAGGATTTGCTGCCGCCTGGCAGATAATCGCGCGGGTTGAACTGTTTCGGCGTCGGCTGAAGGACACCCTGAGGCACTTGTCCCGGAGCGCCCGGTGCCGGTGGGATAGGTCTTGTATCAGCCTGCGCCACTTGCTGACCGCGGTCCTGGGGAGTACCAGGTTGGGTTTGGTCGCCGCCCGGTCCGGCCGGCGCCGTCGGTATATTGCCGGTAAGTTGTTGCATGCCGTACTGGTAGGCCTGTTGAACGGCCTGTAGAGACGCACCGAGATCGCCGGCTTGGCCGGGATCACCTGTGGACGTATCCTGCATTTCGCTTGGGTCGCCCGGATCGGTAGGTATTGCTCCACCGGGATCTGGCACGCCGCCGCCATCATCGAACTTGTACGAGGAGTCACCGGGATGGTTCTTAGCTTTCCACTTGTTGCGATAGGGCTCTTCTTTTGGGGCCTCAATAGAGCCGCCACGCGCTGCCCCCATATAATCAGGAGGCGGCATCCCATGCAAAGAATATTCTGATGCGAGGCCAGCTCCTTGGTTGCCGCCGCCGGTTGTCATACCGTTTGAACCAACCGTATAGGTACCCGGCATAAAGGTGGCGCCAATAGCTGGTGCACTCGTGCTGCCGCCGGTCGACGGTGCCGAGGATGCGCCGTATGATGGGGATGTGGTAGGCGTTGTGCTGAATGGAGCCGCCGCGGCCGGCGCACTGTAGGTGCTAATGCCACCAGCCGGTGCCGTATAGGAACCGCCCGCGACTGCATTAGCCGCGTTGGCGCCGCCCCACGACCCCATCTGATTGGTCTCGGTAGCGCCGCCGGCCGCAAATCTTTGAACTCGTCCGCCACGGCTCATCATGCTGCTTCCTGTAGGCTCCATCCCCAGCGATGTTGGGGATGCGGAAGCACCTGGCGCGCTGGCCGTCGGGATAGAGCTCGCGCCGCTGGCCGACATGCCCGCACTGGCGCTCGCCGGCGGCTGCGTATTGGCACCGCTGGCCGAGAACTGGTTCGGCTTGCCCGGCGCTTGCTGTGGTTGAACGGTAGGACGCCTGGCCGATAAGAAGTCTTGCTGTGCGGCATTAGGTCGGACCGGTCCACGTTTGGCCATTATACCCTCCCACCGCGGTACATGAAGTCCTGAATTTGTTGGCCTGGAGGTATCCAGCCGCCGCCATTAACGCCGAAAGCCTGCCATTGATCGCCTGGAGCCGGCGGGGTTCCATAATTTGCTGGGGTGCCGCCGCCCATGGGGACGCTACCAGGCGATGGGTTCCCGTAACCACGCGACGAATATGGTGCCTGGCTTGTAGGTGCCGGCGTTGTCGGTGTCGGTGACGAATATGGTGCCTGGCTTGTAGGCGCCGGCGTTGTCGTAGCAGAAGACGCGGTTGGTGATGCACTGGGCGGGTTATATCCGCCACCTGCTACACCACTCAGACCACTTTGATTAAGGCTCGAGCCCCACGATCCCATCGCGTCGGTGCTAGTAGCGCCGCCGGCGGCGAAGCGTTGTATACTGCCGCCGCGTCTAGCTTGTGGCTGCTGGGCCGACTGCGAGTCAAATGTCGGCTGCTGGCCAGGCGATTGCGCTGGCCCCGCGGTGGGCCCGACCGACTGTGCGGCGGTCACGCGCGCCTTACGCGACTGATCGATCATCTTGTGGAAGAACTCTTCACCTTTCCAGCGTGCTACGTCGCGCGGCACGACGAACTCTTCGGAGTTGAGATTGGCCGGCACATCGTCTACATTGATGCCGCCGCTCGGGCTGGCCTGCTGTGACACATGGCCACCCTGTGTTGCATCTCCACCGAAACTAAACGCGCCCGGTCTGTTGCCGACGTCGCCGCCCGTAGCATAGCCGCTGGCGCTGCTGCCGCCATAGCCGCCGCCCCCGACTTGTATTGGGGGGGCATTATCATAATATCCTCCTCCGCTGCCCCCACCGCCACCGCCACCGCCCCCATAACCGCCGCCCCCGCCGGTAGTAGTCGGGTTGGTCGGGCTGGTACCGCCTGTGTTAGTGCCACCCGCGGTGCCCATTGAGCCAGACTGGTTGGCTACGGTCGGGATACTGGTATTCTGGTTGGTACTCTGTGACGTCGACGTTGACGCATTGCCAACACCCGGCAGAGCGGCTTTTCCCTGAGCCAATAGAGAAGACGGCCCCGTATCGGTCAACGCTACACCCGTGTTGGCGTTGGCCAGCGCAGCATTTTGAGATCCCGTAATAGCCGCGGTGCCGGCGTTCGAAGCGTTGATGGCCTGACCCGGCAACTGCTGCCCCGTAGCGATCGACGAGGCAAGCAGTCCACGGCCAGTCGCCTCGGTAGCAAGCTCCGACTGTTGACCGGCACCGGCCGCGGCGGCTCCTGCCGCGGTTCGGTTTGCAGAGTTAAGCTCGGCATACTCGCCGCTAGACGGGTTGATGCCATAGGACTGCAGGTTCTGCTTGGCGGCCGCCATGGCAGCGTTGGTGCCTTGCATGGACTGCGACTCCGCGGCCCCCATGTTGACGCCAATGCGACCAGCGCTCGCGTACTGAGCAGCCTCGTTTGCCTGCTGATTGATCTCCGGAACGGTTGTGTTTTCGTATTGGTTCGTGGTCTGGTTGGCCAGGTTCATGTCTTGCTGACTGGCCGCCAGATAATTATCGATCGAGTTATTGGTGACCGCGGACGTGGCGGCGTATTGGTTCTGGCCCCATTGCTCCTGGGAAGAGGCTAGCTGGGCCGCATAGGCGGCGATCTGCTGGTTCTGCAGGGCCTCCGAGGATTGCATAACCTCGGGGTTTGAAACGCTGGTTGAGGTGCTTTGCCCGGTTCCTTGCGACCCGGTTGTGGTTACGCCGGGGGCCGGTGTCGGTTCATTGACATTCATTTACGCAATCCCTGATCAGGTCCGTCAAGGGTACATGGGACTGGTTTGTAAACGGTTAACTAATTCTGCTGCCATTTCCAGCTCTGCCCCGCGCTATTGACGAGCTGCAGGCCGGTGATCTGTTCGACATCAACCCAGGTCTGGCCTGATGGGTCATTCTGGTCGTAGATCCGGATAACTTCTGTCGTTCGGGTGTTGGGCAGCTCGACGAAATCCCCCGGGCCCGTGGGGACGGGGATCAGGTTGTTCGACGGAACTTGGTTAAGAAGATTAAGAAGTGCCTGTCTAATAGCATTAACGGATGCGATTACCGACGCCAGATCGTTAGCGATCGGAATGGACGGCAGCGACGGCGCGCGCGACGACGGTGGCGGGGAAGCTGGATTGATATTACAGACCACGGCCCCCATAGTTACTCCTTTTCAGTGCGGGTTATCGTTTTACACATTCCCCAATTCCTTGACGCTGGTAGCGATCTGGACGTTGCTGATGTTAATCACGCCGAGAATTTCGAATTGCCAGTTCTCGGCTTTCCAGCCACTTTCTATGCGTAAAATTCCCCCCGATCGGGTGATTTCTCTACATGTTACTAGTTGCATATCGCCATCATAATCATCGTCCGCGGGATCCGCCCATACCTTTATAATACCTCTTTGATTGACCTGCAGGGTGTCCCAGCTGGGGTCGGTCGCGCATGCCTCGTTCGGACAATCATTGACTGGCGGCGTGTTCGGTGGGCATGTGAAAAATACCCGCATGGCCGCATAACTCTTCTTCGTGTTCTGCTGGTAGATCTTCGACGTATAGTCGTACGGCATGATGGTCGGGGCCGGGTCTTCGAAATCGTAGTAGAGTACCTGCCCGTTCTGAATGACGAGGCCAAAGCCGGTCCACGGGTCTATCTCTAGGTTGACCATGTTCTGGTTGTTGGGCGCCGTCATGCTGTTGAAGCCCACCCGATGACCGCCGGGCTGGGGCCAGATGGTGAAGCTTGTACTGTCTGTGTTGAGCTCAATATTGAACCCCTGTTGCGCCACACTTGTATCGGCCCCGTTGACTGTACCATATGCAAAGTAACAGGAAACGAGTGGGATAGCACGAATGTTTTTCTGCGGTGTGAGGGCTGCCCACTTCTCTCGAGTGATCCATAGCTCCGTGACATTTGAAGATATTCCCGTGTTAGTGACCTGGATAAGTCCGTTGGGTGAAGCATAGAACACTCCCGCGTCGGTACCCACAATGCTATCACGCGACAAGCATGGGTCGGGGGGAGCACATTTGATCATAGACATGCTGCCAGGTGCCGTACCGGTAGCAACGTAAGAGTTCGCCGCCGTGCAAGCCACCACGGATCCGGACGTCAGGCCCAGGCCGACGATCGGGAAGTCGGTTGTGATGACGTAACCCGGGGGCCACGCATGCATGTAGTACGGTTCACAGAACCAGATCTCATTGTTCTTGAACCCTGCCACCATGCCGTTGGGCATGTTGAGGATCCCCACCAGATTGGCGGGCGGCGGGAAATAGTTGGTGGACGGCATCTGGATGTTGAGACCAATCACCGCATCGGTCTGCGTGTCCGTGTAGCTTGACGCCGGCGGCAGACAGGTGGTATCTTGCGCCACGAACGCGATCGCGTCCGGATCGGAGGACCCTAATGAAACATCCGCAACCCAAAAATATACCGTGGACCCACTGGTTCCGGGGACCGTCCGGTATAACCGCAGCACAGCTAAGTTCCTATTTACTCCCATGTCTTCTGGATTTGGAAGCCACAAGCCGACGTTCCACGTACCATTTGACCATCCAGTTACAAGAGTGTACGGAGAAGGCGCCGACTCCTCGCCGTAAGCCGAAATCCACGTATAAACGTAAGCCCTTGCCTCCAATGGTGCTGATGTAGCCAAGTCGGCATACATGTATAGGTTGGGCGCTCCGTAAGTTGCGGCTGGAGCGTTCAAAGGTGGCCCGTTAACGAACGTGTTGGCGAAGGACACGGACCCGTTGCTGCCGTCGCCCTCTTGGATCTGCTCTGTCGTGTTCATCGATATGCCAATCCAGTAGGTCTGGTTGGCAAGCAATGCAGGTGGGTTGAGGAAAGAGCTGCCCGCAAGCGTGCCGGCAGTGATGCCTTGGTTGATCTCGCCCGCACCGTTCTCCACCAGCGTGCCTGGGCTCGTGGGCGTGTTCCCGTAGGTCGCATCCAGATAGATGACGGAAGAGAACAGTACCAGTGGGTCGGTGCTGGCCGGCATGAACGTGACATCGGACAGCTGCATGGCGCCGATGGGCGTGATGGGGATCAGATAGATGGTGTTGGCGCCAAGCTGGTCGACGTTACCATCCGAGAACGTCACGCCAAGTGTCGCGGATGCGCCACCACCGCTCACAGTCACCGTGGGCGCGCAGCCGGGGGGATTGATCCCAAGCAGGAACGGGTTCTTGCCGGCCGTGATCCGGTTCAACGTGTTGTACTGTGGCGGCTCCGACGGGCTCGCCCAGTAGTACCGCTGGTAAATGTCGTCGACTACTTGCGTTTTGATGACGTTGGTGTCGGGGTCGAGGAATTCGAGCCATGTAGAAGATCCAGTGATTTGGCTATTGAAGCTAGGGTTCGTTCCACCTGTGAAAGTTCCGATCTCAGGCACGAGAGCAGCGAGGTTTCCAAGCCATGTAAGTCTGGCAGCACTAGTACTTTCGGCGACCGCAGTTGCATTAAAAGCTGCTCCATATCCGGGAGAATAGACTTGGAGATAAGTGTACGGATTTCCGCCAATTGTTGCCGAGCCGACGACATTGGTGACGTTGGCGGCGTTGTTTTGGGGGGTTGCGACGTCTCCGTTAATGACCGTGCTGTTGCCATAGAGGACGCCTTCGTTGGCCCCCGTGCCATTGTCGAAGGTGACGGCAGCAAGAAGGTTCGTAGCTGTGACATTGATGGTTGCTCCTATCAGAACGTCATAAGGGTTGAGAACTGTGTTTGTGAAATTGTAGAGATCTTCGCCCACAAGGACGTTATCTCCTGGATTGGGGTTTGTCAAGAAGATCAGGAACGTCGTCGCGCATGACTGGTTGATAACTGGGATGCGGTATACGTATTGGCTAGCCGAGTTCGTTAGGTTCCGAAGGAACTTCGGAAGCCTCCATCCCTGGAGTGCTCCAGAGAAGAGATACGTGTTTGTAGAAGCCGCTGCCTGTCCTGGGGGAAGGAGGTGCGGCTCCCAACTAGGGAGCTGGCCACCAAACTATTGTTTCCCGTCAATGACTTACGTCACTAACGGGATTTGACCTGCTCCAGCTTAATTGCTGGCGTGGTCCTAATCCGTTCTTCCAGATACTTCGCGCCTTCTAAGAGCCAATCTGGATTGTCTCTTGCCTGCCCCAACATGACATTGCAGTGGGTACAGAGAATGCCGCGCACTTTCCCCGTTGCATGGTCATGGTCAGTATTCCAATGACCCCTCTTATTACCAGGATGTGCGCTTTTGCATATTGCGCAGCATTTACCCTGGGCATCGAATAATTCATTCCACTCTTCAACGGTTAAATTATAGTGCCTTTTAAGGTCTTGCTTTCGGTACATTTTTCTAAGCTTTAGTTTGTTGTGGGGGTCTTTGTGCCACCGATTAGTAGACTCCGTGTGCTTAGCTTTTCCTTCGCTGGTAGCGAGATAGATAGCCCGTGTTGTTTTTCGCTTTTCCCCTCGCGCATACTCACGTTGGTATTTACGAACGGCGTCGGGATCTAGAGTGGCTTTGTATTCTTTCTGCTGGGCTAAAATACGGTCCCGATTTTTAACATACCACGCGCTATGATCAAACATCACCCCCTCCGACGGATATGCGAGAACAGGTCCACCGCTTTCCCGATCGTCTCTGGCTTCCTGTCCTGGGAGCCCGCTCCGTCGACCGGCCGGAATACCCCCACGATGACGTGGTCGCCCTTCTCCGGATACCTGCGCGGCGCGGGGTGTGCCGCCGCATATTCGGAAACAGCCGCTCCTTGTCTCATTTCACGTATGGTGCGCGCAGATATCATCTTTGCACCGGCATGATCGTGGCTCCTTTAGCCCGTGCGTACTCTGCCGATCGCTTTTGTCCCGCCTCCATTTCGAGCCGGGTCTGTTCGGAGATCTGCGCATGCACAGGCTGCGCCCGGTGGACCGTAGTCTCGGGCTGACGAGCCCGCAGGACCCGATCGCGGAACTCTTCCTTCTTGGTCTGGTTTTCCTCGTGCTCGTCGAGCTCCTTCTGGTGCCGCCGCATGCGCGCGGCTTCCTGTCGCTTCGCCACTACCTCTTCCCAGGATGGCAGAACCTCCTGTTCATTATCCGAAATCTTAAACGGAGAAGCAGCGCGCGCCTCCTGGGCAGCTTTCTCCTCGCGCTGCGCCTGATCCATCAGTGACATCTGAGGCGGCTCCGGGACACGTTTGCCGGCAGCGCGCTGCTCTGCTTCGATGCGGGCGGACTCCTCGCGGATGACCGCCATGCGGGCCTGACGATCCGCTAAGAGCGGGTCGATGGGCGCAGCCTCAACGGCTTGCGCGGGGACCACGAGGCCCGCTAGGCCGCTCTCGTCCTCGACTTCCGGGGAGTTTTGCTGGATCTCTTGCATTGGTGGCTCCTGAGTTTGGGGGTACGGTAGCTTGCGCGGATCCTGAATTGGTTAAAGAACGCTGCCGGGTCGGCTTTTGGCCAAGCGCGCTCTGTATACTATAATAGGCGGAAGTTAGCTTATTCTTAACGCCCGCCATACTTAGCGCCTATCTTGGCCAAGTTGGCCTGGCGCTTGGTCTTGGTTGACGCCCCCTTGCCGGGGTTCTTGGCCATAGCGGCGGTCGACTTGCCGGCGGCCTTGGCTTTCGCTTTGAATTGACCGTGCGAGTTGGCAAACGCCTTCTCCATCCACCTTGAATCACTAGCCATTGGGGGTCTCCTTTGGTAGGCAACGCAGTAGACGGTTAATTTCCCACTGGGCCATACCAACGCTGACCATGGTGGACTCGACCCGGGCGTGGGAGTAGTTCCGGACCCAGTATGGCACGTCCTGGCAGGACCACTTGTGGGCCGCTGGCGCGGGTGTGGTCAGGGCCCCGTAGATTACTACTGCCCAGAGAAGGTTGTTAGCGCCCATGTCGCACCTTGTAGAGCGGACATTTCAGCGCTTGCCCAATCTGGTTGCGGACCTTGAAATCCAGGGCCAAGATATGTCCGGAGTAACGACCGGACTTCGGATCGTAGGTGTTGTAGCGGATCGGTCCCACCAGAGCATTGCAGATTGTCTGTCGCTGGACTGCCGTCAGATCCTCGGGTGTACAGCCCGCTACCGTAAAGGCACAGAAAATAATACAAAACGTAATTGATTTATACCGCATATCCGACACCTTTATCAATTATCTTTTGTATCCCACGGGTCAACCGCCTTACGGGCCTTCTTTGTCTTGGTGTGCGTGACGGCCTTGTCCACCACCGCATTGATGTGCCGGGTAGCAACGATGTTTTTCGCGTCACAGCGATGTGATTCGTCGGCAATGCCAACGCCATAGGCCACCAGGACCAGGGCGACAGCGGCCGCGGCCCAGAGCGCGTAGGACTTGTACAGAGGGCTGAAATAGGCGAAGATGAGGCATAGGATGATGATCGCCACACCAGCGCCCCAGTGAAAAATTAGCGACCACGCGCCCGCAGAAAGCTCTTGAATTAGGTACATCTAATCATCCCTCAAACACAGCTTCATCTCCGCGTGTCGTCGTCTTGTAAGGCCCGCAAGTGTTTTTCCAGCAGCGTGGTTAAACTGGAGCATAGCTCGGCATCCCGCTCGGATGTTACCTGCGTTGATATAACGCGCAACTGAGCTATGGCAGAGCGCACGCTGGCCGACGTTATACTCGAAAGAGACAAGAGCAGCTTCCCTATTTGGCGGCAACGGAACCTTTATGCATTTGTGGACCATTTTGTCGTACTTGTCAAGGTCCTCCCCCAGTGCACTAAGGCATGCGTCCTTGGTGAACACCATAGTCATGGGGGGCTCGGGGCTGTCCGCAGACGTACGTCCATAACACCAGGTCGTCGGGCGTCCGGTGCCTATGGTGTCCACATACGGCCGTGCCGCAAACCCCTCGTACCCAGCAACGAAGACCGCGGCGATGGCTATCCAGGCGGCGGCGGTACCGCCTCTCGCCGGCATCGTTGCCATTTAAATTAAAGGTAGCCCGGGCTGGTTCGTCAGCCGGGCAAAGAGGATGGCGAGGCTGAACCCCACGCAGACGCAAGCGAAGGGAACCGGATGCAACCAGGTTTGAAAAGCAGGAAGACTGACCCATAGGCCGCCTATGATCGCCCACAGCACGGACAGCTGAACGCTCCACATGTGGTGCGCCAACCGCCAGTCAGGCGCGGCTATCTTATCGAGGACGTCGGCGACCTTGTCGGCCTTCGTCTCAGACTTTTGCGGGTCCTGTGGCACCAGTAACTCCTGCTGGCCCGGTCGGTCCCGGGGGCTCCGCGGCAATGCCTTTTTCGAAGACTTTCCGGAGCTCGGCAACGAGACGGGCCCACTCGGACTCGAGGGTGGAAATTACAGACATAGGGAACTCCTTTTGATGCGCTAGGATGACCTATGGACGTTAATCTACCGTTAATATCCGAATGCTGACCAGTAGACAGTGACGGCCCCCACATTGGTCACGGATACGGTAAATCCTGATGTCGTTATTGAACCGATGGAAGCCGCTAGAGTAGTGTTGCAACTAGCTGTGACTGATGCGCATACACTAGGAAATGCGATGGGGAACGAAACGGCTTTCGGGGATGTAGCAGTATCAACCCCTGTTACGGAACCCCACTGGATAATGACCCCCGTGGTACCGTTTTTCAGGTAACCGTTTGCAGCCTTTGAAGCAGTGTCACCCCCCGAACCGGTATACACTGTTGACGAGCTTAGATCATAAAAATTCATACTGATGTTAATAAATAGATTGTTGTTATCTATGAACGTGCTTGTGGCTGTACTTGAAATTCCTATAGCCAAAGTCCCGGACGGATTAGACATTAACCTATTTCCGCTAACTACTACTCCGGTGGAACCACTGATATAAATTATTTCGCTAATACTTGTCACGCCGGCATCGAGGGAAATTCCGTTATCCCGAATAGCTCCGCCAATGATTTGATTTGATGTCCCGTCTCCGTAGAGCTCGATAACAATACCATTATTGGGAACCGCGTTAAACTCCATTTCGTTTTCACTGATGATGGGCGAATATGCCTGCGAAATAAAGATGCCGTTGTTCGCGGTGATGTTGTTACGGGAAATAATCAGTTGCCCAGCGCCCCCTGTTTGCGAGGCGTAGACGGCCCAACCGTTCCCGGTCAAGTCATTGTCATCAATAAGTATCGAGTCGCCACCATATGTCAGGTTTACACAGCTGTACCCCGCATGCGACGTTAGGCCACACCGCCTGACGCTTGCACAGAAAAGATTTCCTCCGTTGGTGCTGACGCCATTGTTTATAAAGCAGTCCTTCGTGGTTCCAGAACCAAAAATATCGGCGATACTGATATACGAAACCGCTGCACTCGCTGCGGTAGTGTCTATATTGAGAATGTTGGCACAAGCGACAGTTGAACCGAAGTTAGAAATCGTTTGCCCTTGCCAATCGGCTGCGGCGGCCGGCTGTAGGTGGAACAGCGCGCCGGTGATTGTGCCTGTAAACAGCGTGGTGCTTTTTCCGTCGCCCAAAATCGACAGCGGACTAGTCATCAAAAGTTCAGATGAAACTTTGTAAGTTCCCGTCGGGAAATAGAGTATATCGTACGCAGCGGCGGCCGTAATGGCGGCCTTAATGGCGGTTGTGTCGTCCGCAACGCCGTTACCGGCAGCGCCGTAGTTCATGACATTTATGTACGAGGATGGCCCGTATGGACCAGTTTTACCAGTAGCTCCAGCGGATCCAGTAGGACCTGCTGACGGACCCGTTGGACCAGTTTTGCCGGCGGATCCAGTGGGACCTGCTGATGGCCCAGTGTAGCCCGTAGGCCCCGTGACTGTGCTGGCTGCACCAGCGGAACCCGCGGCGCCCGTATATCCTGTAGGCCCCGTGAACCCATATCCAGGGATCAGCATACCGGTCATATAGGTAAAACCGGTCGGAGGGTTATTTCCAAACAACGTCGCCCCAGTAATGTTTGAAAAGATAGCGCCTTGAACATAATCGGTAGACCCGTTCATATAGACGATAATTGAAGTGAAGCTTGATTGTCCGGTAGTAGTCGCCGCCACAAGCGTACCCGTTGTAATCTGGGCACCGTTTTTATAGATCGCGGCTTGTGTATCGGCTCCCGCTGTCGAGGATCCATAGACATAAGCTTGAATACTAAATTGATAATACCCGGCAATTTTCGGGACATATTCATAATACGTTGAATTGTACGCCCCCTGCGTATCAAACTGCACATAATTGAACGGGATTGTTAAAAAGGAAACACTTCCTAGGGCGGTACCACCAGTCATTGCAGCTAAAAACACTGAGCCGGTAGACCCATAACCAGTTGGTCCAGTTAACCCGGCGATACCTGTGTAACCCGTTGGGCCTGTTACTGTGCTGGCGGCACCAGCTGCGCCCTGTAGTCCCGTAGCGCCGGTGTGGCCGGTAGGCCCAGTGACCGTGCTAGCCGCACCTGCGCTGCCTTGGCTACCGGTCGCGCCTGTTGGGCCCGTTACTGTGCTGGCAGCACCTGCGCTGCCTTGGCTACCGGTCGCGCCTGTTGGGCCCGTTACTGTACTGGCAGCACCTGCGCTGCCTTGGCTACCGGTCGCGCCTGTAGGTCCGGTAACTGTGCTGGCCGCACCTGCGCTGCCTTGGCTACCGGTCGCGCCTGTAGGTCCGGTAACTGTGCTGGCCGCACCCGCAGCCCCCTGGAGACCAGTTGGCCCGGTGAAATTTGATCCGGTGGCACCCGTGTAGGAGGTCGGTCCGGTTGGGCCCGTCGGACCAGTGCGCCCGGTGGGTCCGGTAGTACCAGTGAATGGTCCGGTCGGTCCAGTCTGCCCCGTAGGCCCGGTTGGTCCCGTATACGGCCCTGTCGCGCCTGTAAAACCAGTAGCACCCGTAGGTCCGGTGACGCCAGCACTTCCAGTTGCACCGGGGCCTGTTGGCCCTTGCAGCCCCGTAGGGCCCGTGCCGAACGGCCCGGTGTATCCGGTAGTTCCTATCGGTCCTACCGAACCGGTGTATCCCGTATAGCCCGTTGATCCCTGTATACCTTGCACCCCCTGAGAGCCCTGCACGCCTTGGGGACCCGTCGGCCCCAGAACTCCCTGGTTACCTTGAGGTCCCTGCAAGCCAGTGTAGCCTGTGGAGCCGGTCGGCCCTGTATTACCGGTGGCAGTAAAGGTCGCACCTTGCAAGCCAGTGGGGCCTGTCTGGCCTGTGTTGCCGGTAGCAGTAAAAGTCGCACCCTGTAGGCCGGTTGGTCCCGTGACTGTGCTAGCAGCGCCTTGGAGCCCGGTGGGGCCTGTGGGACCTGTGTTACCGGTCGCCGTAAAAGTTGCGCCTTGCAGACCCGTATATCCGGTCGCGCCAGCGGCACCCGGGATACCGGTTGGGCCTGTGTTGCCCGTCGCAGTGAATGTCGCGCCTTGTAGGCCTGTTGGCCCCGTAACAGCGCTGGCGGCACCCTGCGAGCCAGTGAAACCCGTATAACCAGTCGGGCCCTGTATACCTTGCACCTGAGAGCCCTGCACGCCTTGCGGCCCGGTGTTCCCCTGAACTCCTTGGTTGCCCTGAACGCCCTGGCTTCCTTGAACGCCTGTAGCGCCTGTCGGACCAGTGATTCCTTGAATACCTTGCGAACCGGTTGGGCCTGTAAGATTGGCACCCGTCATGCCGGTTGAAGCGGTAGGCCCGGTAGGACCAGTAGGGCCCGTGGGGCCGGTTGCGCCCGTGAACGGTCCAGTTGGACCCGTAGGACCCGAAGATCCAGTAGGGCCCGTACTCGCTCCAGATGGCCCAGTTGGGCCGGTCTGTCCGGTGGCGCCTGTCGATCCAGTGAATTTACCCGTCGGCCCCGTAATATCCGGTCCGGTGTATCCGGTGGCGCCGGTTGGTCCTGTTGGGCCAATAATGCCTGTAGGTCCTGTAGCGCCGGTCGGTCCTGTATTAGCGCCTGACGGACCCGTAGCGCCGGTGGGCCCTGTGTTTGCTCCAGACGGCCCGGTCGGACCGGTAGATCCCGCGGGTCCGGTTGGGCCTGCTCCGCCAGCGCCCGTATACCCCGTTCCGCCGGTAGGCCCCGTCAAGTACCCCGTTGGTCCCGTAACCGAGCTAGATGCTCCGGTAGGTCCAATGGCTCCTGTAGGCCCGGTTACTCCTGCCGATCCGGTGGCCCCTGGGCCAGTCGGTCCAACCGTTCCTGTAGAGCCCGTTGGTCCCGTTCCAAGAGCACCCGTAAATCCCGTGGATCCTGTGGGCCCGGGGACTGTACTGGCAGCTCCCACCGCCCCAGTGAACCCAGTGCTGCCCGTAGGTCCGGTGACCGAGCTGGCCGCACCGGCGATCCCCGTGCTGCCTGTCGGTCCTGTAACTGTACTCGCAGCCCCAGCTGTACCGCTCGGACCGGTGGCGCCCGTCTGGCCCACCGCACCCGTATAGCCGGTAGATCCCTGGCTACCTGTTGGTCCTGTTGCCCCCGCGACCCCCTGGCTTCCTTGGGCCCCAGCAACTCCGGTATATCCGGTCGGGCCAATGACGCCTTGGTTCCCTTGCAGGCCTTGGACGCCCTGCGATCCCGTGGGCCCGGCAATCCCTTGGTTACCTTGCGATCCCTGTGGCCCAGCTGACCCCGTTGATCCAGTCGATCCTGTTACTGTGCTGGCCGCGCCGGTGAACCCAGTGCTGCCCGTAGGTCCGGTGACCGTGCTGGCCACACCGGCGATCCCCGTACTGCCTGTCGGTCCTGTAACTGTACTCGCAGCCCCAGCTGTACCGCTCGGGCCACTAGGTCCAGTCGATCCCGCAGGACCTTGAGCGCCACTCGATCCAGCGCTGCCTGTTGGTCCAGTTCCACCAGCGCTTCCTTGACCTCCTTGGGCACCTGCAGCTCCAGTGTATCCGGTTGGGCCAACGCTTCCTTGGTATCCTTGCAGTCCTTGGACGCCTTGGGATCCGGTTGGTCCGGCAGCTCCTTGTGAGCCTGGGTTTCCTTGGCTTCCAATCGGTCCCGTGATTCCTGGTGTTCCAGATGCGCCCGTTGCACCAGTGGATCCGATAACCCCATAGGGGCCGGTTGCACCCACGGTCCCTTGGGGACCAGTGGCTCCCACCATGCCGGTAGGTCCGCCTGCTGCACCGCCGGGTCCCGTAAAACCTTCGGGTCCGGTGGGACCGACGATGGAGAGCATGACAGCTGTTGCACCGGAAGGGACGACGGCCCCTCCGTTGGTCTCCACACAAACCCCAATGTGATCGAAGCGGCTTTGGCCAATCGACGTGTTCGCGTTCGCAATGACATTGAACTGATCTCCAAGGGTTCCGCCATTCAGGAAGAACGTAACAGATTTCTCGTCCGGGGACAAGACAACATTAGATATGGTCGCTGATCCGTAGTCTATAGTAAATGTTACGGCAGTGAGGACCTCACCGGTACGAAGCCAGCCGTTGTAGTCGATCAGGTACTGGAGCTCGCTGGCGACTTCCTGGATGACATATCCGAGAATGCCAGGCTGCGGGGTAGCTTCGAATTCTCGGATCATGCTAAGATCCTACCAAATGCCCAGCCCATTGCAGCTGATATTGCCCCGTGTAAACGGTGCAGCGCACGCGACCCAATTTGAGGATACACTAAATGAAGGATCGTAAGTAACCGCTGCCGTTGACGAAACAATATCATAAGATAGGAATAAGTAGGCCGCGTTGCCGCTCGTATTTGCCGCCATGCCTACATTATTGAAGTTTGCACTTTCCGTATAAACGGGTTCGGCGCTTTGACCACAAGACGCAATGGCAAAAACTATCTCGCTAGCTTGTGAGAGTGTTCCAGTTGTAACGCTGGGCAAAAAAGAAATGCCAGAAGTTGGATTGGTGCCTCCCGCACCAGTCGAATCGAATGGTGTAGTTGTCGCAATGCCGGACACCTGAGCCATGACAGCCGCCATAGCGCGGCCGCCCGAAGGGGAAATTGTAACCGTAGCCCCAGAAGCAACAGCTTGTGCATTCGCACAATACCACAATGACCCATAACGACTGTTGGCGGCCAGTCCTAAAGCCGCGGTGTATGTATTGGTGCCATCCGAAATACTTGTAGGCGTCTGGATATAAAAGCTAACTCCTATTACAACAAGATTGCCGGAAACGATCGCGGCAGATGTAGTAAGCGAGCCACTCAAAATCGAGGTGCCAACTAAAGTCGGGGTACCAATGGCCATTTTAGGTCCCCGTCCGTGAGAGCTCCAACGAGATCCCTAGCTGCATAACACCAGTAGGTCCAGCAGCACCGGATGGGCCCCGAACATTAAAGCAAAAGACGTTCCCAGCAGTCACACCGACATTCCAGCCGGTTAGGGTTGTATCTGAATAAACCACACCGTTACTAACTGTAGGTAAATCGGTACCGGTTATGCTGTCCCCAACCGCCGGATGAGTAGGGGGACTAAACACGCTTTCTAGACAAGACCAGATATCCACGGAGAACCCGCCGGTCGGGCTGGCAAACATTCGCACGCGCTCTATGGTGGCATTAAACGGGCAGTCAACAAATCCGTACGTACCCCCAGAAATCACCGAGCCGCCGCCGTTGATAACAAATTGCACGGCTGCAGTCATTCCGGCGCTATTAGGAGAACCCGTATAGCCTGTAGGTCCTACTGCTCCAGTAGAGCCAGCACCAGCTGTGCCAGTGTATCCTGTAGGTCCCGTGACTGTGCTAGCTGCACCAGCAGAGCCCGCACTGCCAGTAGGTCCAGTCGCGCCTACGCCTCCAGCGCCGCCAGCTATTCCTGTTGGTCCGGTCGCGCCCGCGCCGCCAGCTATTCCTGTTGGTCCCGTAACTGTGCTAGCCGCACCCGCGGTGCCGGAAGGACCTGGGGCGCCTGTGGCGCCGACAGAGCCTGCAACACCTGTAGGACCTGTAACTGTACTCGCTGCACCGACGGCACCCGTGCTACCGGTAGGTCCCGTCAACCCCTGTGATCCGGTGTAGCCTGTCGGCCCCGTAACCGTGCTGGCCGGCCCTTGCAGACCGGTGTAGCCGGTGTAGCCAGTAGGTCCGCTAGGACCCCCGCTACCAGTAGGGCCGCCCGCGGGACCCGTAGATCCCGACGTACCCGCTACGCCAGGGGCGCCCGTAGGACCAACAATAGACAACAAGTTGGTTGCGATGATACCCGGCACCTGCACGAGCCCGCCGTTCGCCACCATGATCACCTGGATATGGTCGAACCGGCTCTGTCCGATCGATGTATTGGCATTGGCAATGACGTTGAACTGGGTGCCGAGAGTGCCGCCACTCAGAAAGAAATAGACGTGTCGCTCGTCCGGATCATACGTGACATTAGTAACGGTCGCATTGCCGGCATCAACAACAAACGAAACAGAAGATAACACCTCGCCCTTGCGCAGCCACCCCCTATAGTCAATAGAGTACTGCAAGGAACTCGAGACTTCCTGTACGATGGAGCCTATGATCCCTGGTTGCTGGCCGGCGAAGAATTCTTGCATGTTAGTGTCCTATCGCATGCCAATACATGACATTGCCGCCGGACGCCGTGCATAAGAAGGTCACGCCTGTAGTGGAGATACTGTTGATCTGGGTGGTCGACGCATTGCCAGACATCTGACAAAACGCCGCATCACAGGCATTCGGGAACGCTACAGGAAACACCACTACGAACGTTCCAGTGTTGGCCGATGGAGTGATCCCCCATTGCATAAATAGGCCTGTAGGTCCATGCGGACCCGTTATGTCGATGTACCCGGTTACGCCTTGAGCACCCGTCCCGCTAAGATTGCCTGCGCCCGCCGCCGTACCGGTTGCCCCTGTTGGTCCAGTCAATGTTCCAGTTGCGCCAGTCGCCCCGGTTGGTCCCGTACCAATCGGACCAGACGGCCCTGTTGGTCCGGCCGCCCCAGTATTTGATGCAGTACCGGCAGGTCCTGTGTAACCAGTAGAACCGGAGTAACCCGTTGGTCCCGTAACAGTACTGGCGGCACCTGCAGGGCCCGCGGTACCTGTTGGTCCTGTGAACGCACCGGCACCCTGCAGACCAGTAGGGCCTGTCACCGTGTTGCCGGGAGGGCCAATAGAGCCTAAAGGACCCGTAAGGCCCCGGGGGCCCGTAACACCTGTGGGACCTATAGGGCCAGTTCCTAAAGGGCCTGTTGCTCCAGTAGGACCAGTCAACGATCCAGTAGCGCCTGTTGGGCCTGTTCCAGGGCCCTGGGGACCCGTAGGACCGAGCCCCCCAACCACGACGGGGAACGCTGCTACCTGTGCTGGGCTGTTGTTGATGATCATATTAGACCCCGTGTCTCAATCGGAACCGGCCGTGCATGAGCTCGATCGTATTCGGCGACTGCACCATCCTGGTTGCGTAGACGTAATTCCCCGGCACAAGCCCCGGGCCTGTCGCTCCTGTCGCGCTCGCGCCAAGCAACACCGCCGGTTGCACGTTGAAGTGCATGATGAGATTGACGGGGTCGTCGACTACCATCAGCGATCCGGTCCCCCCGGTTGACGCCAACGAAATAGATGGGCCCGTCGGCCCCCAATTCCTGTCGCCGCGAATGTCGGTCTGGAACGTCCCAGTCAGCATCCAATTAGGCCCAGTCGGACCCGTGCATCCGCAAGGGCCAGTCAGGCCGCGGAACATTACAGCATCGAGCCACGTAACCGAATCTGACGTTTCAAAGTCGATGTGGGCGCTGCTGCTAGGTCCATACGGTTCGTACATCAAAATCCTCTATCGGTCGGGAACGGTGTGCTCACGCCGCCTCGTTGTGAATTAGACCGGAACGAATTCGGGTATCGCCAGGCCTGCCCGCCGTAAACATTTGCCCGCTCCGTAGCTACGCGCGCCTGCATGATCCCGTCCCGGAACCTACGCAGATGATACGTCGACAACGTTTCGTTTGAGTAACTTTTCGTCGACTGTCCCATCATCTTGCCAAGGAGCCCATCCAGTATGACGCGCTCGTACATCGGCAACAGCGACCTAGGCGCCACCGGGATATCGTGCTCTCTCTGATAGACCTGTTTGATCACCACGACACGCGCAGTCTGGTTGACGTTCTGCGGATGCATCAGGTGCATAATGGCGTTAGGCGGCTCGATCTCAGCAATAAGAGCTGGCAGTACAATGAAGTTGGTGTCCCACACAGAGACGAGCCGCAGCACCATACCGCCGCGCTGCGGGATCAGCGTATAGTCCTGGACGTTCGCCAGGATCGGCACTTGCAGGTGCTCAACCCACGCATTGCTGTCTGCGAAGAATTCATGGCAGACGTCGTACAGCTGGGCCTTCATGCCCCCATCCGACGCTCCGACCAACTCGGTACGGGCCAGGTTCAATAAATGATCTAGATCGCGTTCGTCAATCATGCTTGTGGGTTCCCCGGTCCCTTCGTACCGCCCTGCAGCGGTTGTGGCTTGATACCGATCAGGATGTCATAGAACATCCCGGCGAATGCATTGGCGCGCATATCCTGGACGTCTTCATCGTCACGCATGAGGACATGTCCCGTGATACCGTAGACGAGGGCCAGCCGGAATTGGGGCTCGAGGGGGATGGTCTCGCCAGAAATGCTCGTGAAATAAGGGACCCGCCCATGATGGTGGTAGACAAACAGGTCCGCGCGGATCCGGCGGGCCTCCGCCAGGGACGTGTTGAGGGCCGTCAGGATCTCGGAGTCCGAGTAGCGATATGGTTTACGCCGATCCAATAACAACGTTCTTACTTCCCGCACGTAGCTTTCCACGCTGTCAAGTCTCTCGTCTTCCGGATTATAGGACATTAGGCCAGGCCCTTTTGGTCAGGGTCTAGCCTAGGGTCTTGGCGTTAAGAATTTATTAGGCCCGTTACACAGATAACGCCGCACTCAATGTCGGCTTCGTTTTCATAGCGCCCGGCAGTCGGCGGCAGTTCGTCAAGGAAAACCCGCTGGCGTTTGCCTTTGACGTATTTTTTATTGATGGCCGCGTTCAAATCACGCTCAACCTTTGCCATTTTATTGAACATTTCAGGGAAATCACGCCTGATCTTATTCCAGTAGCCACTTTGGCCTTTCACGCATCCAATGCAGTTATTGTTTTTGTAGCCAAGTCGATACATGGCGGGCAGTTCGATACCCGCATCGCGCATCCGTTGACGGCAGTCGGACTTGGCTATTTTGGCTTCAATCAAAGGAAATTCAGCGAACAGGTCAGGGCTGTTTTCGTGGAACCTTTCGGCGCGCTTTTTCTCGTCGGCAGTAAAGCCAAAAATATGAGTATCGTCAGGCCGCTGGTATGCGCGCCGGACATTCTTTTTCAGTTCCGTAGTGCATCGCGCGCCGCCGACACCGACAAGCCAACGGGTCTTTTCAAACACGTCATAAATATCTCGATAATCTTGCGAATGGAGGACTTTAATTGGAGTTCCAATCCATTTTTCAACATCATTAAAGAAGCGCCGATTATCGGGGTGTTCAAACGCGAAAGTGTCGCAATAGAGAACCTCACAGCGGGAGCCGTATTTTTCAACGGCCAGCTTGGCGGCAACAGCACTAGCGTCACCGCACGAAAACCATGCCAATACCCGACCCGACTCTGGCGCTTTCCCAAACAGCGGGCTGAAAGCGGGCATCGTCATTTCACTCCCCTAAGGTTGGATCATGAAAGACTACATAACACCTTTACCTATGGATGTCAAGTTGCCAGTATAAAAAGATACCGGGGCCAATTGGCCCCGGTATACCGTTCTACCAAGTTATTGAAATCACTTACGAAGCGGGCGTGACCTGAGCTTGGCAAAGCGCGCGACCGTCGATCACGGAATATCCGTAAACCTGCAAACCGCGTAAAATTTGGCCAAACGTCAGCTCGGAACGCAACGTCTCGACCTTACTAATTTGCGAGGCAAACGTAAGTGAATGCGCATGGCCCGCAAATAGTGGGTACTCTCCTGCATTAAACTGCGCGCTGTCCGAACTGTTGTTCGGCAGCAAGTTGCTGATGTAGATAGTGAAACGGTCGATCATTCCGAGGCGGCCGTTCCGGAGCATCGACACGCTGTCGCCGCTCAGGTATGCCTGACGGAGTTCCGACTGCTTGATCTGACGGCCAGCCCACGCCGGCATGACGACCCATCGGCCGACTTCCGGGATGTTCTGCTCGTCAAGGACCTGGCCCATACGCATGAGCACGTCCAGGAGTTCCACCTGACCCGAACCCGCGTTACGGCCCACAACGGCCAGGGCAGAACCCTGGACGCCAAGGTTAAGCGAGCCAGTGATCACGCCAGCGGCGGTCCCCTGGTTCGCAGCAGCCATCTGGCCAACGATGCCGGACAGTACATCCGTGTCCACGGCAATCTTCAGCTGTTGGGCCGCATCGTCCGACCACATGCTCAGGATGTTCAGATCGCTCTGGACTTCCATGACGTCATCGAGGATCACGGAGAAGTACTTGCCGTTCCCGATGTAGAGCTCCACGGTGCCGCCTGTCGGGCGATCGAGCCCAAGCAAGCCGTCGGCATCGTAGTTGTGGATGGTGATCGTCGGCTTCGTGCGGATCTTCACACGATCGCCTTTATTCTTGATCTCGCCTTCGTAGTCGGTGTTGCTAATGGCAGCGAGCACCGTTGAGGCGTAGAACTTCTCTACCAGCTTGCCCGACCAGATCTCGGGAATGAACCCTGTGGCCTGCAACTGGTTGCCCGAAGAACCCGTCGGGTAAATCGCGGGAGTGGTGGCGGAAGTTGCGCCAGGAAATGCACCGGTAGGAATGCCCATTTGAGCCCCCATTTGCGGGGGCTATGGTTAAACCCCCTGGTTAACGAACTCGCCCTTCTCTCTGGGCGGCGAAGATATCTGCCTCGATACGTGCCTTGTCTGCATCGCGCCCGGCGAAATAGTTCGTCCGAACAGCGTTGTAGAAGTTTTTGATCTCGGCGTGGGACCAGATTGGCTTTGCGTCGGGCGCCTGCGTGTTACCGGGTGCCGGATTTAGCCTGCCAGGGGATGCCAATGATGCCAGTGGGATCGCCGCGACCCGAGGCTCTGATTGAGGCTGCGGAGGCTGCGAGACTGACGTTTGGCCCGTGGCCGCTTCCTCGTCTTGGAAGCGCTTGAAGAACGCTAGGACACGAGGGGCATCGGCCGCTCGCATCGCCATGTTCAACTGTTCCTGTCTTACAGGACTAGAGTTAAAATCTCGTAAACGCAGCCACTGGCGCCAGCGCGGGTCCTCGTTAACCTGCCGCCAGTCTGGCATGCTCTCGTCGAGCCGCTCATAGATGCCCTGCGTTCGTTGCTGGCTAACCTGTTGATTAAGCCGCTGATTTTCCTGCTGCAGGGCAGTCAACGTTGGCGCGACGGCCTCTAGTGCGGCCCGCTTGGTGACATCGATCAGGTCGGCACCGTAGTTCTTGACATCCTCGTCCGTGATGTACGCCGGCTTGATATCTGGCGACAAACTTGGATTACGGTTAATATTCGGGTTCGTGAGCACCTGCTGCACCCGCATGAGCTCGTCGCCCATCTGCGACATCTGCTCCTGCAGCGAACCGATCGTCCGCTGGGAGGCGTCGTACCGCCCCTTCATGGAGTTGTACTGGTGCTCGAAATTGGGCGGCTCCTGGGGTGCCGGCGCCTGGGTAGGCGGCGGGGGCGGGGCTTGAGTAGGCGGCGGGGGCGGGGCTTGAGTAGGCGGCGGGGGCGGGGCCTGCGTCTGTACCTGAACGGGTACCTGAGCGGGATTAATTGCCGGTTCCGGTGCCGGTTGTTCCCGAGCGGGAACAACAGGTTGCGCAGGATCTGCCGGCGGATTTGCCGCATAGAAGCTCTCGGCCTTCGCGGCGGCGCGGCGGACTGCTTCGGGGACTTTGATGTCAGGATCAACGGGGAGGGATAATTGGGAGGTAGCCATGTTGCACTCCTAGAGCGCTTACGGGTTCCTCACCGGTAAGGGCTCATTCTTTTTGGCAGTGCATTCTTTAAAGATTCTTAATAGGGCGAACGCGGCTTGTGCGCGCCCCTGCGCGACCATGACTTCTTCAGGGGGCGCCTGCACCACTTTAAAGGTTAATTCCTCGTAATATTCGGCTAGTCGCACAAGAAATGTGTCAAAAGCTTCCGGATTACCGTTCCGAAGCAAGAGCGCGCATTGAGGCAAAGTTGGATCTGCAGCCATTACTGCCCGATCCCAGGCCAGTTTCCGGACCCGAGACCGTCAGTGCCGCCACCAGTAGAAGTGGCATCGGGCGTGGGGTTCGCCATCGGAGTAGCCTTGCTGTAGTCATTGATTGATTGGCCGCTAGGCATCTGTCCTACCTGCGAGCCCTTGCCCGCATGCTTGGTGATCGTGCCGCCTTTAGTCAGAGGTGTTAGATGCTTTTTGAAGACCGCCATTAACCACCTATCGGGTTCATTCCGTACGTCGAAGTGTTGCCGGGCCCGGCGCCGGCCGGGTTTGGCGTTATTGGCTTGCCGTAGTCAGTCGTGCTCGCCGCAGCAGGCTTAATGCGCGGAACGGGCGCGGCCCGCAGAGTTCCCGGCCGCGAGCCGAGGACCCACGAAGGAGCCTTAGCGCCCGCAGGAACCGATTTGGATCCTTTGATGGAGACTCCCGGCATGGAAGCTCCTTATCGAGCGCTGGTAATGCCCGAACGGGCCGGCAGCGAACCTTGATAACCAAACATTTTTCCGGAGCCGCCCTTGGCAAACTTCTCGCCAGGAGCAGAATCTTGCGTCTTCCCGGTTTCGGCCGGGGTCTGTTCGCCCGCGGCCTGCTCTCCGAACATGTGGTTTGAATGGCCACCCTTAGCAAATTCGACGTCATGCGAGCGTTCTGTGGCCTCGGCGCCAGAGTCCCCGCCCTTAAAACCTTTAGCCATAGTTCCCTCCATAAGGATTATGGGGGATCCTAGCATGCAAGGGTTAACCGCCTCTTAAGATAGGCTATTGCCGCCATAAGGATATTCGGATCGTCATGCAAATTCCCCAGCCCTAACGTATGTTGATCCGCAAACCAAACCATTATCCACGATGAGATCTATCCCGGTACAAAACCGGGACGCATCTGACGCCAAAAACATGACCGCGTCAACAACGACGTCCAGTCCCGCTGTCAAATGGCCTGGAGAAACAGAATTAATGCGAACACCAAAGCGGTTTAGCTCGGGAGCCAAACTATACGTCAAAGCAATCAGGGCGGCTTTAGATACAGCATATGGCACACGACCATCACCGAAACCTCGATAGGCGGCAACGGAAGCAATATTTATGATACTGCCACTAGGTGACATCCTAGGAAGCACATGACGAATATTGGTTACCGCGGCGACGACATGAAGATTGAATTGGTGCATGAACGCAAATGGGTCTGTAGTCAGTATACCGTCGTAGCGGCCGGCCAATCCCGCGTTGTTAACAAGAACGTCGATATATCCAGGAGCTCGCTTAATAGTTCGAGCAATATCATCTGGGACCGTCACATCGGCTTGAACATAAGTTGCCCCAGTGTCGGCCGCAATCTTATCGCCAAGATCCTGTCGTCGACCATTGAATATAACGCAAGCGCCTTCAGCTGCGAGCCTTCTGACCAGGGCCTCGCCAATACCACTGGTTCCCCCAGTTACGAGTGCGGTTTTCATGGTTTTCTCATTTCTTCGTTCAGCCTATGCCTGTTGCGCTTCTTCCAGCGGCTGCATGCCGCGGCATGCCGGACGGCATAGCCCGGCCGTCGCGTGTAACTCTTAAGATACGCTCGTTGCTTCGCGGGGTCTTTATAGGGCATCACAAGTCCTTGTAGTCGCGGGCGCCGCGATCAAGGACCAACACGTTGTGCAGGTTGCCCTGATACGTTGTGTGGCCCCATTCGTCCGGAGCAATGACACGATCTTTCTCGACGACAAAAACCTTGTGACCTGCCCGCAAGGTCTGCTGCGTGAGATTGTTAGGGCCATGCTCAAAATTAAGCGCCCCGGCTCTGGATGGGTCTATCCAGTCGAATTGGCTTGCAATCGTAGCGTAACGTACACGATCAATCAGGAACGCCGTATCTCGTATGTGAGGGGTCGCCTCACGAGAGCCGGTGCAGCCAACCAGCTCAACTCTGAACCAACCGAATACATCATGCAGCTTTTTCAGCCACATGTCATGCATTATCTCGCTGGACGAGTTGAGCGGACATATGATGTCTTCATTGACGTCGTCACAAATATCGGTACACCCGGCAGTAGTTTTCGAATCCAGATGCTTTAAAAGTTCAACCGGCTTCAATGGCGCAAATTGATCGCGCGCCCAGTCCAAATCTTCCGGGGTCGCAAACTCCTTGTAGAAAATATAAAGCTTGTGGGCAATCCCGGGCGAATATTTTCGATAGGACTCGACAAACCTGGGGAACCGCGCCCGCCAATTTGGGGGCCCAGAGCCAACGTCGCTGCCACGCGCAGTATAGACGACACCAATGTCAGATTGGGCGAGCGGCATGGTGGGCCCCCATCCAGTAGGGGTCGTAAACGCCAGTCGCTTTACTCAGATGCATCGTGATCCAGTCTTGCCGATACGGTTGCTCAATACTCTGATACCGGGAGTCGTGGACCGGGGTCACGCCGGCTGCGCGCAATACACTGCCAACCCATCGATCTTCATAATCGAGAACAGGTTTTGCGTCAGCAACAATCTCCATGGCGGGCTTGCTCAACCAATACCCGGATCCGCCGCCAATATGACCCTCATCTGCCTGAAAACCGGTGTAATCCAATTTCTCATAGCCGGAAGCAAGCAGCCGCGGCACGAGGATGTAGCAGTCGGTAGGCATATTAAACACATGATCATAGCCATGCTCCAGGGCCCACTGAACGCCCAGATGTGTCTTAAACACACACTCCATAAAGCCCGTGGGAGCGTCAACGATGATCTCGTCCGGCGCGCATGCGTCTTTATAGTCTCGGTCGTAGACAAACATATGCGGGATCAAATGGCCCCACTCCTTGAGATAGGTTACGCGGCAGACATCCTGGTCCCCGCGGGCCTTATAGCCCTGATATGCTGCAAGCAGAATGATCGGGTTCATTTGGCATCCCAACATCGCAATAACGGGACCTCTACCACACTTAACTTGGATGCGTCAAGCCACAAGGAAAACATGCGCTCAGATATGTACGCCATAGGCCGCGCAATATACGCCGCATCATGCGCGTCAAGAGACATTATACACGGCCGCATGGCTTCGGCATGAGTCCACCACCACTCCATGTAGCGCCGAAAGACAGGCGCGCGCGTCACGAAATGCATGGGGCGAATGAACGGCGTCTGGGGGTGAAAGACGCCGGCTTCCTTCATAACGTCTTCAAAAACTTCCCAGTCCATCGGTGAACGAGACCGTTGAAAATCTACCCCCATGTCAATGTTGTAGGAGCAATCAAATGGGGGCGCCACGATCATATCGCATTCTGCCATGAGCTCCTGAATGCTCTGGCCGTCATATTGGGACAGCCACGTTTGATATTCGCGAAACTCTTTTAGTGGTGTATCATGCCATTCTGGCTTTTCATACAAAAGCGGCCGGCGCAAATCGAGGAATTTGCGGTATCCATGGAACCCGATGATGTCCAGGTCGTCGCGGTTCTTCCAGATCCAATACGGCGCTCGCATATCGGCGTACGTTGTCAAGTCCGGAATACCGTCCCCAATGCGATCGTGCAGCCCGCAGACAAACTCTTTAGATATTCCGCCGAACGGTGCCTTCTGAAGTCCGACATGATTATAGTTGATGGAATAAATCTCGATCTTACGCATAATTTCCAAACTGGCTAGCGTTATGATCCGCCTGATACCAACGGAACGGCGTCTTTCGCAAATATGGCTCAACGCGCGCCATGGTGTTAACTTCAAAAGTCACACGTTTCATTAACCGAATGTATAGACGTGCCGTTGCTTGTACACACTCTACCAGCTGCCGCATGTTATCCCGGGGCACGATCATCAATGACCCCAAAAACCGCCAGCTTGGATACTCGTCTATCGGTTCCGAATTGGGCGCCCAGCATCCTGGAAAAGCAAAATCTCCTTTCCGAATGCGGCTGAGAAAACCGCGAATGACCTCCGCACTCATTCCTGGCTGAGAAAATATCCCGTAGTCTATCCAGATAAACGTGTCCGATTCACTATCCTTAGCAGCAGCGCGCGCGAGCCACGTAAACTTTTCATATTGCACGCAATGAAACTCTAAGGAATTTTTGCGTGGGTTATCACCTTTGCTCCAAGTCAATGGCGGCTCCATAGGAGGGAGCGTTTCAAGAAATTGTGTCAACCACAATTCTGGTATCTTGGAATAATAAACAGCCAGCGGGTGGTCACCCAGCGCATCACTTAGCTTATACCCCAGCTTGCCATAGGTCTCCGCGGATCGAGGGTGGTCTGGCAAGGGAACATAGCCGGTAACAACGCGGGTTTTAGCTAATTTACTCATCGATCCACCGAATCACTTCCTCCGAATCTACGGTCGCCAGGCGCGCCTCGCAGTCCTTGAAGCCATAGGAAATAATCAAGCGCTTGCCGTCCGGATGCCAGCACAACCCCATCGCATACTCGATGGTCTTTTCGTGGAACCCAAAAGGCTTGCTAATCTTGACGATGTTAAAAGCTGCGTCCCATGACACGAACCTGTGCAATAATAGTCGCGGGTTGAGCCCCAGGAATCTGCCTCGCCTCGTGGACGATCGCAAGATACCCTTGATGAAATGGGATCACTTGGCGAACCGCCACCAAGAGCACCTATATCCCGTGGGCACTCAAATTTCAAATTAGACCATGGCCATCCGTTATTCGTCATTACATCTATACATCCAAGCGATGCGAATGATCAAGGATCGGCATCCAATTCTTCTCACAAGCACGCGGCTCATGCACCAAACGCTTCATGTTTTCCAGATACCATTAGCGGTCGATCATCAACACAGACTTGCTCCGGCAAGCCGTCCTGCCGCAGCTGGCGCACAGTCGCAGAAGCAAAAAGAATATGCCGACATGGAACAAACGCATATCCTCCAGCCCGACAACGAGCGGATACGCCGGGGGATCTGGCATCACGTCTTCATGGTCCAATTCCTGCAAATGCGGATTATTAAAATCAACGTCAGCATCTAGATCCTCTCCGAAACGATAAAGGAAATTGCGTGTATTGATCGGGTTCGTGTTGTTGACCGACCCGTCCGCGAGCCCACGGATCAGATAGCGGCCATATTCATCAATTCGATAGTTAACCGTACGGATGATCGCCAAGAGTTCGCCGTCGCGATTGATGATCGATGGGTTGAGCGGGATCCAGTTCTCTTCCGGCGTAAAATCGATCTTCTTCCACTCGAACGACGGGCAGACCTCTTTCAGCATCGGATAATAGTGGAAGATGTTTGTGCGGTTGAGCTCGCGAGAGAACCCATACGGGCCCTTCTTCAACGTGAGCTCGTTACAAATGTCAAAACCCTTAGCACGCTTATCCGGTACATAGAACGCTGCTATTGCAAACTCGTCTTTGCTGCCACAGTCATAGGCATAGTCGTTCACAAAGAGAGCGTCTTTGGTGTGCGGGATATCCATGGCACGCTCGGCATAGAGTACAGCGAGAGGGTTCTGGCCTTTCTCGCGATAAAATTTGGCAAGTTCCCAAAGCGGTTCGACACGGTGCGGGCGCATGTTATACGCGGCTTGCATGTTGTACAGATACCCGGCATGGTCTCCCATCATGCCAAGACACTGGGCGTAGGACAATTGCGCGTGCCACACTTCCTCGTCCCATCCGCCTGCCTCGACCCGGCGCTTGTACCACTTGGCGGCCTTCTCTGGCTTACCGGCATCGCGAAGAGACTGAGCAAGATAGTACATATAACGTTCATTCGGCTTCTTCTTTGCCTTCTTATCTGCCTCCATTGCGTCCTTAAGCAACTTGATGTCGCGCTTGAATTTCTCGGGCCGGTTCGAACCGTCCGCATGATCTACGAAGAACGCCTTCTCAGGTGAGATACAGCCGCCGGTCGGTAGGTTACAGTATTCATGAGTAACCCCCATGTATTGCCCTGTTGTTCCGGCTTTAACAAGCCGGCGGTTCTGATACTTGAGCGTCCCCGCAACCTGGTACATGTCGTAGGATTCCCCGGTCACACCATCAAGCCACGTTGGATCGAGCACCTTCAATTCCATATCCGCATCGATCAACAACTGGTAATCATAAGGAATAGGGGCGTGTCGACCGGCCTCCAGGGCGACGTTACGCGCCTGGGACCAGTCATGAAACGGGGCCTTCCCGATCAAACCTGGGATCTTCAGGTTGTCAAAGAACCGCGTAATTTTATCAATCGTATCGTCGGTCGAGCCAGTATCGACAATTACCCATGAGCTTATGTGCGGCGCAACGCTTTCCAACATTCGTAGAATGCGCGCGGACTCATTCTTCACAATGCAATTGAGCTGCAGCTTCATCAGAAAATCTCCAAATCTGGAATAACCACCACGAAGCGCCCGCCCCACTCCCGGACGCGATCCCCAATCCGGCCGGCGATTTCTTCCTTCAAATTCCACGGGAACAGCAACACATAATCCGGCTTATCAATAAACAGGTGGTCCTCGTGGAAAATCGGTATCTGAACGCCCGGGATATATTTGCCCTGCTTGTACGGCGTCGTGTCCACCACGTACGGCAGCATATCCGTTCCAACGCCACAATAGTTCAGCAACGTCGTCGCCTTAGCGGGGGCACCATATCCCCCCACTGTGGAACCGGCACGATGCGCGTCTATCAAAAAGTCCAGCAGATCGCACTTAGTTTCGGTTACCCGTCTCGAAAAACCGGCATATGTGCGGTCCTTGTCAAATCCAAAAAGTACTTCTTCCTTCAAGATCTCATATCCGCTACCGTCAGACTCACGAGGATCCCCAAAATGTGCAACAACCAGCCGTAGAGAACCGCCCAGGTTCGGCAACTTTTCAACTCGGACTACCTTGATGGCGTGTTGCCCGAGGATATCCATCGCCGTGTGCAGCCAGTAATACGAAAAATGTTCATGATAGATCGTGTCGAACTGCCGGTCCTTGATCAGGTTCAACAGATGCGGGAACTCGATCGTCGCGGTGCCGTTCTTCTTCAACAGGATCCTTATGCCTTCCACGAAGTCGTGAACGTCGGGCACATGAGCAAATACGTTATTGGCAATGATGAGATCCGCGCCGTCGCTTTGCGCTATAAACGTGGCCGTCTTCACACTAAAGAATTCGACAAGGGTAGAAACGCCTTTATTCTGGGCGATGAGAGCGACATTCGCAGAGGGCTCTACCCCCAGCACCTTGATGCCGCGCTTCTGGAAATACTGCAGAAGATAGCCGTCGTTGCTGGCTATTTCCACTACAAATGGATCTTTGCAAAACGCCAGCTCTGCGAACATGCTCTCAGCGTAGTGCCCGCATTGCGCCAAAAATCCCTTCGAGTTCGAAGAGAAATAGGCATAATGCTCGTTGAAAATCTCTTTCGGCGTAACAATCGCCGGCAGCTGCACGAGCCAGCATTTCTCACACACGTAGGCGTGCAAGGGATAAATCGCCTCGCCTTGGTCGACCTGATTCTCATCCAAGAGCGCGTTGGAGAGCGGCGAGCGGCCGAGATCGGCAAAGGTCAAGGATAGGGGAGAACTACAGTTGCGGCACAAATGCATAGGGGGACCTCATCGATCCCCCCTGCATACCACCCGGCCTTCCAAGTGTCAAGCTGGTCCGGTATACCCAGAAATATATACCGTCTCAAAGCCGGGACTAAAGGGGCCGGCCCCGGTCGCGGCTGCGATAACTGTTGGGTACTCGTTGTGAAGGGGATTAGCCGCAGGACCAGTGGCCTGCAGCATAGTCTTCCATTGGTGCTGCGGATGTGGGGCAGTAGAAATGTTAACCGTCTTGCACCGCGTGGCGCGATCGACCGACGAGTTAGCGATAACCCGCACCATTTTGTTAGACATTATCCAGCGCCCGGGAACCCTGGCGATACGAAGATCGCTGTGTTTCCACCAGACGGTTGCCACCACACGGCTCCCGGTACCTGCGGGTCAACCGTCGGCGGGAAGAAGACCGTGTTGGCGACCGGACCCATCGGGCCATCCGGACCACCCTTTTGCGGGATCGCTGCTAGAGCATAGCCGCTGAGACCGGTCTGTCCGGTATAGCCAGAGTATCCGAAGCCAGGCGCGAGGCCCGCGGCCCCCCAATATTGACCGTACGGCCCTGTTACGCCAGTGCCGGCGCCGGTGGCATACCAATTGTATTCAAGCGTACCGGTGAGGCCAGTAGGCCCCGTAGGACCGGTCATATTGCTAGCCCCTTGCGGTCCAGTCACGCCAGTCACGCCCGTAACACCCGTAGGCCCAGTTCCTGCGCCATACGTAGGCCCGGTCGGACCCGGCGAATTGGCGGGGCCTTGAGGTCCCGTAACACCAGTAGCGCCCGTATTACCCGTCGCGCCGGTTGGGCCCAGCGGACCAACAGGACCGCTAATGCCCGGATAACCGGCAGGGCCAGTGACGCCCATGCTGCCAGGTCCTTGCGGACCAGTCGGGCCAAGATAACCAATGACGGCCCCCACCAACGTGCCGCCAGATATCAATCGCACATACAAGCCGCCGGTCGGACCAGTCGGACCAGTAGAAGTGGCAGCGCCAGTCAAGCCCGTAGAGCCGGCTGGGCCAGTCACCTGGCCGGTGTTGATAGCATGCGCAACCTGCAGCATGACGGCTGACAATTGATTGTCATCGTAGCTGTCAGGCGCTTCATTCGGCAGTTCGATATACGTCGCCATGTTTATGTCCCCGGCCCAAGCGAGATCACTAGCGTGGTGCCAGTAGCCCACATTTGCCCAGTCACACCCGGGCTAGTTGTTGGAGGATTGAAAATCGAAAAACTGCGACCCGTCGGACCAGCGTTCCCCGTAACACCCGTCGGACCCATAACACCTTGCGGACCAGGCGGCCCTGTTAGGCCAATCAAGCCGGTCGCGCCAGTTGGACCAGTATTCCCGACATACGTACCGGGAGGACCTTTAGGACCTGTGACACCAGTCTGGCCCGTAAAGCCTGTCAAGCCCGCGGGACCAGTAGGACCTTGCGGACCAGCAGGACCAGGCAAACCATTAGGACCAATGCCACCCGAGAAACCTTGAGCGCCCGTTATGCCAGTTACGCCGCGCGGCCCTGCCGGCGGACCCGGAGGGCCAGCGGGGCCTGTCAGCGAGCCTCCTGTGGGCCCTGTAGGCCCGGTTACATTAGCAACGCCAGTTGGACCAGTGATACCCGTAGGACCACCAATGCCGCCCGCGTTAACGGCGGCAACAAGCTGGCCAAGAACCGCGCTGATCTGTTGCTGGTCCAGATTACGGATCTCAGGAATTGGGCCCAACGGAAACGGATTTGCCATCTTATGTCCCCGGTCCCTTCGATACCATCAACAAACCCGGCGATTGCGTAGATCCGGTCCCATATGGTGAAACTGGACTAAACCAAACCAGACCCGTATTGCCCGGGCTCGAGGTCGGCGGAATGAAAAGTTGTGCTGTCGCGCCCGCGTATCCGGCCGCGGCCGGTAACCCTGACATCGAGAATGTTGGTAAACTGATGCCCGTAGGCCCAGTAGAACCCGTCGGACCAACGAACCCAATGTACCCGCGGGGGCCGGTCAATCCGGTATATCCGGTGGTTCCTGTTGGGCCTGTGAGCCCTTGCGGACCAGCAGGACCAGACGCGGTACCTGTGACGCCTGTCGGGCCTGTATTGCCGCCGCCGGGGCCCGTTACGCCCGCGATACCCGCCGGGCTTCCGCCCGTGTTACCGGTGTATCCTGTCTGGCCAGTAGAACCCTGGGGACCCTGATAACCTAAAGGGCCAGCCGCGCCGGTTGATGTCCCGCCCGGGTTCGGTCCCGTGGGACCGGTAACGCCGGACGATATCGGACCAGCCGGACCTGTCGGTCCTGTACCGGGCCCAGTGAAGCCTGTCGGGCCTGTATTACCGCCCGGAACGCCGCTGAGAAGCGCCGAGACTACTTGCGCAAGAATCAAACCCCGTTGCGAATGGTCATATTGGAAAGATTGTGTTATGCCAGCGGCCATTGAAAAAACCCTTGCAAGGTCTAGATCACGTTATCGGCAGCAAGTTACTAATTACTTAAGACCAGAACGCGGCCGGAAGATTGTTGAAAATGTCGGGCGGCAAAATGGAGGTCCGCGGCTCGAATACGACCTTCTTTTTCAGGGAATGTAAACCCGGGGTACCTAAGGCCTCGTCGAACACGGCAGCGCCAGGGATGTCCTCGATAGCCTCAAAGTCGTACTCAAACTCCGGCAGTTCCAGTTTTTCGTGAATCTGTTCAAGTGTAAGCATAGGATCTCGAGCTAGATCGTCGTATTTAACCATAATCAAACGCTTGCCATGGAGCCCGTAATAGGCCTCCTTGGTGGCGTTTAGGGAATAGCCGACCACACCGGTTGCGGGGGCCATTAGCATATCGACCCGCCGATATACCGTTGCACCTTGCTCAAGCCCAATAATGGTGCTCAATCGCGTGGGGTGCTTCTGCAGGAGGCGCTCAATGCTGTCCACTACGGCGACCGGATCGCGCACGCAGCAGAGGACATAGGCGTCAGGGAAAAGTTCAAGAAGGAGAGATATTTGTCCGCACCACAACCGGTTGGAGTCGAATATGACGTCGGCTTCAATGTCCGCATAAAATGCAGTGAATAGCCCCCGTAACATACGCACGCGCTGATCGTCGTCAATGAACCAGTGCGATTCGTTATCGCCGGCCATGTTCTTTCGCAGGTTGACAACGCATTGCCCTAATGGGCTTTGAATACTAGCATGGAAGCGAGAGTTCTGGCGAAGGATCGCCGCCAGCAGCGTCGAACCAGCACGAGGCATCCCAGAAATAAAATGATAATCCATAAAAGCATCGTAATTATAAGGTTACTCAATCCCCGGCTCATTCAACCCCCGGCGATATGGGGAGTGCATTGGGGCCCTTTGAAGTTACTACGTTCGTGCGGGGCGCGAGCCCTTGAGGGCCTTGTCCGCCTCCGGTTAAGGTTTTTGGCTGCGTGCCAGATGCCACCCTAGCAGCGTTCTGCATGTTTGGCAAGCCCCCCGAACGCGGAGGGCCTGGTATCGGAGGGCCCCCAGGACCTGCTGGGCCTGCTGGGCCGCCGCCCTGAGGCGGTATGCCCATTCCCGGCTGAGCCGCTGGCGTACCAATGTGCGTGGGGGCCCCTTCGGGCATGCCAGCTCTAGTAGCTAACACTCCCGCTGTAAGCTCCGAAGCAATCTTCTGTACGCCTGCCTGGACTCCTTGCTGAACTCCTTGCTCCACCTTTTGCTGTAGGGCTTGCTGCTGCGGATTTTGTTGCTGAGCCCGCTGGGCGGCGTCCATCTGCGCCAACGTTTCGTCGTTTGGTACAATCTCATCGCCAGACAACCCAAGTCCTTGAGCCACTTCCCGAAGGACCATACCGCGACCCTTGATACCGATAATATGAGCGTCCATCGGGTTCGCGGTAGCTTGCAGAAATTCCACCTGGCGCTGTCGTTGCGTTTCTTTTTGAATGGCAACCTGAACTCCATCGACGCTAACCTTCTCTTCCCCAGTGAGCAGCCCGGTCGTATCTGTGAGCATGATCAGATCGACAAGCTGCAGGAGCGCAGGCTCCATGATGTCGTTATCGATGTTAGCTGAGACAGTTTGAAGGATTTTAGAACTGTTACCCATCAACATCGCCAAGCCACTCGCGGTGCGCCCAGCCCCACCAGCGCCAGCTTGTCCGCCGACATATTTCGGGATCGCCGACACGTCGTCCGCTATAGAGACAAATTCCTGATACGCGCTCACCAACGCCTGGGTATTGCTCGTCGGCATGAAGAAATCGATCGGCGGCCGGGCGTTGTTCCCCACCGGGTCGTTCCGGGTGTGCCAGCGCTTCCATGGGTACAAATCCTCTCCGGTCTCGTCGGGGCTCAGTCGGTCATCGTTAACCACGACTTGAGGTCCCGAGGATATACTGAGGTTATTAACCAAACCCCGAAGTGTCGCGTTCGACACAATTTGTAGATCATCAAGCATATCTGTAAGTCCATTACCAATGGGCGTACCCGGGACCTTCTCAAAGCTAGTAATATAGTACGGAGGCCGTTGCCGAGGACTAGGGGACAGCTGGCATTTAATAACGTGCGAACCAATGAGCCATGCCTGTACATGGTAATCACGCAACTCGTCGGGTACAGCGAGACCATAATCCTGAAGCATTCGTCCTTGGATGTTGCCATTGAACGCCATGCACGCTATTAGCTTGGATCGGTTCCAGGCGGGGTTTTCTTTGTTCTCAAGAACAGCTCGCTCGGCATCAGTAGTATCCCAAAAATCATATAACCCACCACGACCATATTCGTCAAGAACAGCTCGGAGCTCGTCTTGATTATAGCCTGGGAGATCGAGGAGATCGTTGAGTTCTGCTCGGGTGAACTTGATTTTTTCGATGATGTCAGCATTGGCGAAACTCGATACCCCCGGCGTCCACCAAATATCGAACGGTGCCACTCGGCGCCATACGAGCTTTGGCTTCTGCACAATGGTTGGCTGACCGCCGGCTGGCGGCCAGACGACTTCTGGAATGATCTTGACTTCCGGTCCACAGATAACACCAAACGGGAAGGTTGGCAAGTCGACAAGAAACTCCGCGAACGCATGATAGAACATGCCCTCGCGCAGGATGTCCTCGATCTTGTTGTCCGAGTCCTTGGCCTGCTGCCCGGCTTTCTTCTTGGCAGCGTCAAGAGCACTCTCGATCAGTGCCGTGCGCCGCGCCTGCTCGTCTTCCGGATCCGGCGGCTTGCCCTGCGTTTGGGTCACCTGCTGGTTCTCCAGTTGCAGCAGGGCGTCTATGTTTTGCTGGACCGAGTCCGGGATCTTCGGCGAAGACGGGGGCTTGATGCCCCACGGTCGGGTGTCTCCAAGGTAAATATCTCGAAGCAGCGAGCTGGCCGCTCGACACTTCTGGGCGATAATGCGTGCGTAGACCTCAGAACCTCCGAAACGTCTAATTTCTCGTAGCTGATTAGCATCATATTGGCCATTAAAAGTCCTCAAAGCTACCAGCAGGCGTTCGGACCAGCCCGCCGCCGTGTTGCGGTGGTTGCGAAAAATCTCCCATAATCCGCGTATATATCCGGCTAATTCCTGTGGAGATTGGGCCGTTTGGGCCTGATTTGCCTGCGCCGTCTGGTTTGCGCGGTCGGCTTCTTGCTGCTGCAGAACGTCTTCAGGGATAACTTGTAGTACGCCTTGAGTTCCTAACGCCTGATCACTCACGGTGCTTCTCCACCTCAGCAAGCAGCCGCAAACGGATCGAAATACCTCTTTATCTTTGCTGGGCACGAAGACCTCCAAAAGACGTGACCTAGCATATCGATCCCCCCTTAGCAAACCGTTAAGGGATTAAGCACTTGCGCCCGCTATAATGTCGTGCTAGAGGTACCCCAATGGACGAACCCACAGATCCCCATTTAGACTCCCAGAAACTAGCCACGCTGGCAGGAGAACTCGCCAAGGGCACCTTCAACCCGGTCGAGGTCTTGAAATCCTTCGGCTTGACAGTGGGACAACTAGAGCGCTATATCGCCCCCAATCCGTTCTTTAAACAGGCTTACGATGCCGCGCTCGTTGAATGGAACTCGTCGACCAGCACTGTCAAGCGCATTAAAACGCGAAGCGCAGCAATTCTGGAAGATAGCCTTCCGGCACTTAGTGCTCGACTTACGGACCATCGGGAAAATCTCCCTGCTGTTGTCGAGACCGCGAAGCTATTCGCGAAGCTCGCGGGCGCGGGCGAGGAAAAGTCCGTGGCTGGTCCAAGTGATCGCTTCACGATCTCCATCAACATCGGCTCGAAAAAGATCGAGCAAGTCGTCGAGCCGACGATCGACATAACCCCGCAGCGAGCACTGGAAAGCCCGAATGATTAAATCGCCCCGCGTGTTACTGGTTGACATAGAAACGGCGCCAACACTCGGATACTTCTGGGGGAAGCTCTACGACACGAACATTATCGAGATCAAAGACGCATGGTATATGCTCAGTTACGCTTGGAAATGGCAGGGAGAGAAAAAAACCCATGTGCGCGCACTCAGCGACTATCCGGAATACGATGCCAACCTAGACAACGACTTCTTCCTCGTCAAAGATCTCCGCAACCTGTTCGACGAAGCAGACGTTCTGATAGCGCACAACGGTGACCGTTTTGATATTCGCAAAGCGCAGGCCAGGATGATCCGCTACAAAATGGCGCCGCCGTCGCGCTTCCAGACGATTGACACGCTCAAAGCCGCCCGTAAATATTTTCAATTTGATAGCAACCGACTGGATGCGCTCGGTCAATATTTGAAACTGGGCAGGAAGCTGCCGACAACTGGGTTCGATTTATGGAAACGTACCATGCGCGGAGACCGCAAAGCCTGGGCCATAATGAAGCGCTACAATAAGCATGATATAGAGTTGCTGGAAAAAGTGTACGAAGAACTTCGACCGTGGATGACAACACATCCCAATCTCGAACTCTTCCATAGGCCGCATGTGGGCGCTCTCTGTCCAAATTGCCAATCTTCTCACACAAAACGACGAGGTACTTGGTACAACAAAGCACGCAAGTACGTGCAGCACAGCTGCCAGGATTGCGGGCACTGGTTTAAAGGACAGTTAATCAAAACTTAACGCCGGCCGAACATTTTAGGAGGTATGGGTGACATCAACTTCTCGGCCCCCGACGGAAGTGTCCTCGCCAAATTCATGGCGTCGGACTCATATGGACGCCTCATTGCTGGCCCGGTTGGAAGCGGCAAGACTACTGCGTGCATTATGGAACTCCTTAGGCGTGCTATTGAGCAAGAGCCCGCAGAAGACGGAGTGCGATATACTCGTTTTGCGGTTATTAGACAAACTTTCAAGCAGCTCAAAGACACCATCCTCAAAGAGTGTGAAAACTGGCTCTCGAGCGACGGCGGTCCGGGCCTCTGGAAAGTCTCAGAAGGCACGTTCCACGTAAAATTCAACGATGTGGTGTCGGAATGGATCTTCATCCCCCTGGAAGACGCTCAGGATCAAGCACGACTATTGTCGATGCAGCTAACGGCGGCGTGGCTGTCCGAGTGTATCGAAATGAATTTGGACGTTGTGGGGCCGATATCTGGCCGATTAGGGCGTTATCCGGCCGGCCGACGTGGAGCGCCAACGTGGCATGGGATGATCGCGGATACGAACATGCCGGCGGAACTAACACCGTGGCACAAGTTTATGGAAGACTTGCCGTCAAACTGGCAAAAATTCATTCAGCCGTCAGGGCTATCGCCGAACGCGGAGAACCTAAACTATCTTCTGCAGACAAAGGAAACGATCAAGCTGCCGCTCGACCACCCCGTAAGACTCGCGCAAGGAAGAACGTATTATGAACAAGCGGTTATACAACATGGTGGCGAAGATCACCCTTGGGTCAATCGCTATGTCAAAGCCCAGTACGGAGACGACCCATCCGGGATGGCGGTTTTCAAGGCGTCTTTTCGGCCGAGTTTTCACATTGTCCCTGACACGCAACTCATTCCCGGCTATCCTCTCATCATCGGCCAGGATTTCGGTCGCAATCCATGGAGCCTCATCTGCCAGCCAGACCATATGGGGCGTCTCCTGGTCCATCAGGAAGTCCCAGCGACCAACATCGGTCTAGAGAAACATGTCACCCAGAACCTCAAGCCTCTCCTCCTATCCAACCGGTACATCCAGTTTAAAGTGGCTGTTGTGGGCGATCCGGCCGGTGTCGCGAAAGACTCGCATTCGGAGGAAACATCTTTCGAGCTCATTAAACGACTTGGCCTGCCGGCTTTCCCTGCGCCCACGAATGAAATCGACTCGCGGCTACGCGCTGTTGAAGCTCTGCTTGGACGTCAAACAAATGGTGGACCTACGCTACTTATCAACGGCCCAGGGTGCCCTATGCTATGCCGCGCTATGTCAGGCGGCTATCGCTTTGCAAAGGCGAAGCAGGGCGGCCTCAAGCCGAAGCCGGAAAAGCTCGACGAAGAAGGCTACTCGCACGTAGCCGACACGCTGCAATACGTGGCGCTGATCGTCCACGGCAACATGGTCAACTACTACGTCCAGCGCCTCTACGAGAAGAAGCGGACGCCGGGGCAGCCCGTGTCGTCGCTAGGTTGGACCTAGATGTGAGCCTTGATCTCATCTTCGAGATGCTGCAGGAACGACTCGCCGGTCGCACCAGTCGGACTGACCGGTGGTGTAGGCGCATGGGTGGGCGCTGACACGGCTGGCGCGGTCGAAGCGGGTGTCCCATCAGCATATACCGCGGGACCAACTGCTGGCGCGGGCGCGTGTGTCACAGCGGCCGGCGCAGTCGCGACGGTCTCTGGAACAGGTTTCGGATCATATTGCGTGCCTACGCCTGGCTGATTAGCCGGGAACACTTGGCCGCCACGATTAAAAGGTTCACCCATTTTACCCCCCTATTGGAGCTGGCCAGAACCAGCCGGTCCAGTATGTCAAAGCGATCGCGACAAGAACTATCAGCACAAGTGTGCCCGCGATCCGCCGGCGCTCCGCGTACGAAAATCGCCGGCGCTGTTTCACCGGTGAACGACAGGTCCGAAGACTTGCCATCCGAGTAACCCAAACAGCACGGCATAGAGCAGCGTGCCGCCGATCGCCCACTCGTGGCCCACGTAGCCACCGCCTACAGCAACGCTGAAGACGAGCCACACAACCCACAAAACCCAGAACAAAAGACCTAAGCTCATCAGATTACTCCCAGTAGGAACAGAATGAGAAGGATGATCAGGATCGTGCCCAAACCAATGCCGGCGCCGCCAGGGCCACCAACAAAATGGCCACCGCCGCCGAACAGGATCAGAAGGACGATAATCAAAAGGATGAGGCCCATGGGGTTCTCCTATATCACGTTGGGGGGGCGCGTGTCAAGTCCGCTGCAACAGAGGCGGCAGTGGCACGAGCATCGGCGACGACTGTTTTAGCCTTAGCCCGACCGGCTTCCTCTTTTTCCATTAAGTCCTGGGTTACGGCCGCGGCCTCTTTTTCCGCAGCAAGATGTACTTTATTGGCCCCGGCGAGCCCGATCAAGTCCTTATTACGCTGTTGCAAATAGAGCTCATATCGAACAGCGTTGGCACGCATTTTAACTAATTTCCGCAGGCGCCAGCGCCGCATCCACACTTGAACCGTAAGACTCTCGCGAATTTGAATGAGATACCAAAATATGGCGATAACCGCGGCAAACGGCGGCAACCAACCAGCCAGAGCCGCAGCTATGGTTCCAACGGCCCCTATATCTCCGACAGCCCACAAAATGATTCCAGGTTTTCCGCCCATTCTATGTGCCATCGTATACATGAGCAATTACCATATGGTAAACGAACCCGCCCCCCTGCCTCTACCCCTACTTGTCTCGAGGGGCAGCTCAACCGCCTAGATATAGCACAAAAAGGTTAATGCTTCGTGTCTTCATCGTCCGGGCATTGTATCAGCAAAGCCATGGCATGGATGAGGTTTTTGCGGCAGGTCTCGGCATGACCCGTGATAATACCCATCGACTCGTCCAGCTTCGTGTCGGTCAAGGTGCCGGCGGCCAGAGAGGCCCGAACGCCCGATACACTTTCTAATCTACCGCACATTTCCGAAAGTTGCAAGGCGGCTTTGGCGGTTTCGAAAAAGGTGTCACGCACGACCTTGCGATCGTACGAGTCCATGAGGACCAGGAGGGCAGATGTGCGGAGTGTGTTGCCCTCGGCAGCTGATGGGGTAGTCCCCAACATGGAGCAGACGAGGTCCTCGTTAAGAAGCGGCGATGTCATGGGGGGCACTCTGGACGGCCGCGTGAACTTTGTCAAGTGCGACGTCGCGGTCGACCTTCTCCATGTAGTAGCCGTGGCCCCATAATGTCTTAATAACCTCGTGGCCTGGCGGCCAGAACGGGCGCAGCTTCTTGCGCAGATTACAAATTATCACATCGACCATCTTCGGGTCCACCGACTCAGGGTTGTCCGGCTGATTTCTACGTATCGCACGTTGTGATTCAATCACATTGTGCAGCGTATCCTTGTCGGCCTCTTCTCGCTTGAGCAGGACCACAAGGAAATTCGCCTGGAGCCCGGTGACGTCGAACGCGCGCCGGCAGGCGATCAGCAGGTCCTTCTCCTGCTCCTTGGACAGCTGTGACGGCAGGTGGTCGGCGCGGCGGGCAGTGGGCGGCCAGTCGGCGCGAGGCATCTCGGTAACGACGCCACAGTTTATGGCATCCTGAATTACGTTACGAATGGACCCAGACTCGGCGTCCAAGCCGCGGGCAATAACTGCAACCGGAATACCCTCGTTAGCAAGGCGGGCGATTGACGCTAGAATATCGAATGCTTTATGGTCGCTCATAATTAATCTTTGTTATAAAAAGGTTAAGAAAAGGTAAACAGACCCGGGGAACCAGTACCCCCATTTGAGCCGCCGGTTTTAAATCGGCGCCCCTACCGGCTCAACCCGGGCCCGCCATAATTCAAGCACGAGATAGTTAAGATTGGTTGAGCGTAAACTTCATGGTCGCCGGCAATACACTGATCGTTACCGTCTCCGCGGGCGGGTTAGGGCCACCTGAATTCACCGATCCAACTTGTACCTGCCCAGTGGCGCCCGGCGTAAACACGCCGTGTGAGCTCACCTTAAAGGTCTTCGCACCGCGCCAGGAGCTCACCCGCAAATTCCAGCTGCAAGCCGCGGTCCCGGGCGGCGGCGACGGGCTGGTCATCCAAGGGAATACCCCTATGGCCGCCGACCCATTAACGATTGGGCGAGATGGCGGCCAACCAACACCCGAAGGATAAGGCGGCGGCCCAACGCTCCCATCGTTTGACGACATATAGTCGACCCAGGCCTGGGCTTCGCCCTGAGTGGTAAACCCGTTTGGATAAGCCGTAGGCATCCCAGGATAACCCTCGAATATCCCGACGTAGCTGTACATACAACAAATTTGGTCCAATCTAGTGCCGTAATCTGCCACTGCAAAGGGGTTTGCCGCGGCAACGCGATCGGTAATATAATAGCCCCCGCCAGACAGGTTCTCAGTGATATCCAGGAACGACTGCGTGTTGAAATCTTCTGTCGGGTTTATCGTGGCGGCTTCCACAAGACTGAAATTATATGGATCGTAGTACCAGAACCAGGTCGGTGTAGGACTCGGTGGCGTACTGGATCCATGTGACGACGTCTTGACCGTGACCACAAACGGTCCGGAGGGCCCCGTTGTGCCGGATGGACCCAAGGCAGTGTTGAGGTTGCCTATATCAAAAACCGCTACCGTGGCCGCAGCGCTACTGGTGGTTTGAATATTTAGATATGCGGGGTTCGGGACTTCCCATACAAATGCTCGGTTCTGCAGGTCCTGGCTCATGGGCATGGGTGGCCCAACGGGCCCGGTCAGTCCCACCGGTGGGGTCGCAGGAGGCGTACGGAATGCGGCAATCGGGCCTGGCACCAGAGCGCCGGCAGCGGGGCCCCCGGGCGCCGGCCACGACACCGAAAATGCCTCGCCCTCGTACGAGTAATTCTGCGAGCCACACTGCACCGAGGCTTCAACCACAAGGATATTCAGACCAACTGGCCCGGTTGGACCCGGTTGGACCTTTATGGAAGAAATGGATATCCTTGACCGATGATGTGAAGCCAAACAGATACGGAGCGGTCACGACTTTATCACTTCAAGCCACTCTTCGAACGCTGCCGCCTCGTCATCCGACTTGAAACCTTTTTGGTACCAAATTATGCACTCGCGATCTTTATCGTACATGACTACTGTACAGGCGGTAGGATTGATGAGCCCTTTCTGGATGTCCTTACGAACGTTCCATAGAACCTCATCCACCGTATCAAAATCAACCTCGACGAAGTGGTCCGGTGTCGGCGCCGGTATAGGCCGTTTCACCACCGGGAATGCGATCACAGTTGCAGGTGGGGGTCTATCAAACCTAGCACGGTCGCCAAATGGCCACTTCATGCGATACCTGTGGTTGGGGCCGGCACGTGCTACGTCTTACGGGAGGCGTGCCGGCCCCAGTTCTTCCCGTGACGGCGAGTCAACGTACGCCACGAGAGGTAGACGCCAAATCACTTTGGTACTAATGCCTTAACCAATCGTCAAATCTTCTCTCCAGTCGGCGGGCCATACAATAGCGCCCGTAGCGCCATCTCTTCCTTCGCCGGATACGTATTAAAGTACGCATGCAGTGCGGCGCGCAACTTATTGAGTTCGAGCTGGTGATCTGGTTTAGGTTTACTCATGGAATATCTCTACCCTCTTTTTTGGACGGTGTCAATTCGGATACTCCCAGGTGTTAGGCTCTGTACCGCGCAGATGCCGTACGACCTGGTTGACGTCCTCCCGCACGATGCAGGAGCCACCGCCCGTGTTGATGATCGTACCGGTCGGATAACCTAGTTGTCCGGCACCCTGTACCAGTGTCACTGCTCCGGGGACAATCCAGCAAGCATGACCATCGAGCCTGGTGAACATGACGAGGGCGATCAGTAGGACCATCATGGTTAAATCCCGAACTTGTCGCGGCGGTTGCCAAGAATAACCCGGAACCGCGGCGTGATGACGTCCCACATCAGGTGGATGGCGCGTCCCGTGAACGGTATAGGGAACCGCCAGTGAGCGTACTGAAGTCGCTTGGTCCCGGCGTATAGGAACGGTATGTGCATAGGTGACACGGTATACCCAGGCAGAGAGAAAGTCAAGCGCCGGCCCCGTTTCGGATGTTACTCGTCTGTGGGACAGCCGGCGCTCAGAGCCGACCCATCGTGCGCGCACGAAGACAGGCTCCTGTTCCCGACCTATATCTGAGCCTTGTGGCTCTATTGTCCGGGACATAACCAAAGCGTACCTCAGGTACGGGAAAATGTCAAGAGCCGTCCCCATCTGCACCTGACGCTGCTCGTCTTCGGCACAAGTCGTGGGGCAAGCCGGGGAAGCAGCAGAAACCCGGCGCCGGCGGGAAGAGGTTAGATCTAATTACCTTAACACCGTGTTACCAGAAAGTCAAGAAGGTCTTAAGAGCCGATTTTCTAGGATCGCTGTGTCAGGGACAGTATTATTCTTTGGTGAGGTACCTGGCCTGTCCAGCATGGTGGTAGGGTCGAACCCTCTCAAGGTAAGATGGTTGTCCAATGGTTAATCGGAATCCCGGTCTAGGAGTTTAATCGGTTTTAACACATTGAATGTTACAGAGCAGTAACACCCCCTAATTGTTCGCACCCTGTACCGGTCTGTAACATTGGTCATCGTTCGCCAATCCTCGCGGCTCAAATAGATTGCTGTATAGCATATAACACCCCCTGCGACAAATTGTTCGCACCCTGTACCGGTCTGTAACATTGTCATTCGCCAATCATTCGCCAAAATCGCCATTCGCCAATCCATTCGCCAATCCATTCGCCAAATCGCGCCCATTCGCCAAAGGCCGGGAGCAACAAGTCTGGCGAATTCTAAGCCTTTGACCGTGTTACCGTAATTACCGCGTTAACCATTGATTCGCCAAGGGTGAAACAGGACACCCCCCCTATACGGCCCGGGACATATACATAGTATAATTTTGGCCTATACCGCGAGATATTCGGGAGGCGGCGGACCGGCTCTATGCCAAGGTATTCAAGGAACACTCAGACGATATAGAAGCCGAGATAGCCGCTACCATCGCCATGAAGCGACTATTTAACGCTCGTATGGCCTCTACGCAGGCAAAAGAAGCAAGGGCAGAAAGCGCCGCCGCCTTTCGCGCTCATGCTATGACCATAGCGGCACCCGCGGCGAAAGATAAGGTTGCCGACGCCGCGCGCCTAAAAGTAATCGAAGAACGGCGCCTCAAAGGCATTTCGCAAACCGACCTAGCCTTAGGGATAGGTGTCACGGTAGGAATGGTTTCGCATTGGGAGACCGGTCACCGCGCGATCCCAATAGAGCGGATAGAGCAAATCGCCGCGCTATTCCAAAAGCCTGTGGCTTATTTTACCGGTACCACGGTGTAACCTAATCGGGGACAATAATGTCCCTGATTACAACCTTATTGTTTAGCGCCTTTTAACCCTCCCAACGTTTAATCCTGGACACATAAACCCGGCAAGAGTAGAGAAAAGCCACGGCCGGGCAATCCCTGCCCGCCAATAGGAGCACAAAATGGCCCAAAAATTCATTCCCTCGGCCCACTGGTATGAGCCACAACAAGGGTTTGAAGTGCGCCTGACCGCGTTAGACCTTGCCACTGATCAGGACCGCGTTATTCGTGATCTCATATGGTTTGTCCTTCGCGTTTGAATTGGCGACGGTGCGCCCTACATGGGCGCACTATCGGCAATCATGCCACCGACTAGGAGACTAAAATGGCACATGAACTCTCGGCCGTTTCCACTGGCAGTGGAGCGACTATCGTCTGCATCGGCGATGCATGGCATGGCCTCCAGAATCCTTTCACGGGCGATGAAAAGCAGGATCTGGCGCAAGCCGGTCTCGACTTCGAATGCATCAAGCTTCCCATCTATGCCTTGCGCCCGGGCGCGGAAGTCGGCAAAATCGCCATCGCGGCCGATGATCTGATCCGCGTTGAAGGCCGCTGGTCAAACGCCCGGTCCGATACGCTCGCCTCCCTTGGGATCGCGGCGGACGGTTACAAGGTGCATCAGCCGAGCGACCTGCATGCGATGGTCAAAAAGTACTTTGCCAGCCTTGAATTGTCGTCGATGGGCAGTTTGAAGGGTGGCAAGGAGATCTGGGTCGCCGCGCGATACCCCGACGCCACGGTCGGAGGCATGAAACATCATCAATATGCCCTCCTCACAACGTCGTTTGACACGACCCAAGCTAGCCGCTTGCAGCCGACCAGCACAAACGTTGTCTGCAACAATACCATGCGCGCCGCATGG